CCGCAAGCTGAAGCAGCGGCAGTCGCGCTGGACGATGTAAAGAAAAGCCGGGAGGAATATGTAAATAGCCCGGAAGGGCGCAAGGCAAAACTAAATTCAGACTTCAAAGACGCCGTTGACGCAGAGAAGAAAGCCCTCGAAGACATAAAGACCGCGCTGAAAGACGTGGATACCTACCGCGCGGACACGCTGAAAAAGGCGCAGGAAGCCTACAAGGGCGTTGCGTCTGGCATGGGCTACATGGTAACGCACACGCAGGAGGAAATGAAGAAGCTCCTCGATACCGATTACAGCAAGGAAAACGTGCTTAGTTGGTACGGCACGAATGCGGATGCGCTACACGCCTACAATGATGCTTTGCAGCAAGCCGAAGCTGCTGGCGTTGACGTTGGCATCTTGTCAGGGCTTACTACATACTCCCGCGATAACGATGCGTACCTTTCGCGTCTGCTGAACCTAACGCCGGAAGAAATCAAGCAACTGAATGCAGACTACCAGCGCGCCCGCGACGAAGAAAACGCGATGGCGGAAACCAAAACGCGGTATACGCTGGCGGACGATGAGACGTATCAGGCGATGCTGGAAACCGTGCAAAAGTCGCTCGAAGCGTTTGAGCAAAAGGACGCAATCGCGGCATACATGGCGGAAAATAACAGCGCGGTTTTGGCTGGCATCAACACAATGCGCAAGACGCTGGAAGCAGAAATTCCGGGCATCAATGCGCTTCTCGAACAGTTGGGGTTAAAGCAAATTGATTACGAACTGAAAGATAAGCCGTGGATATCCGATTACTTCGTTCGCGGAGATGCTGACCAGCGAGAAGAAGATATTGCGCACGAAAAAACAGCCCCGACGCTAAAAGAGCAAGCGCAAGCACGCCGCGCCCGCGAACAGGCACGAGCGCGAAGCGGCTATGCGGATATGATTGAAGATGGGCTTATGCCCGACGACATCAAAGCCCGCGCACAGCGGTGGAATCGGCTCGTCGAGATGAAGACGCAGGAAATGAACGACATCGTTGATATTTTGGAACAGCGCATGGAGGAGAACCAGCATCAGCGGGAAGCCGAAGAAGCGGAGCAGTGGAATAATCGAGCAACAAAAGATATGCCGCCACTGTATATGATGGACACGATTATTGCCAACGCAGCGCACCCTAAATTTGTGCCGAATACATACATCGGCGCACCTTCGAGCGAACAGCAAGAAAAAACAACGGGCGGCAATTTTTTCTCCGCCATCGAAAGCGCCATTGACGCAGCAAAAGAAATCGAAAGCAGAACGATACAGGAAGGATTTGTAACGCAGTCTATCTTCAACACGCTTGGTGAAATGATGGAGAACTACAAGGAAAGCCTAAAAAACAACAGCGCACCAAACATCTTCAACAATGGCGACGGCGTTCTTTTCGTTCAGGTAACGAACCCGGACGAAATTGCGAACGCGGTTTCCGGGCTTCCGCCAACAACCATCAATAACACATTCAGCGTAGATGGCAAAACCGTCGCAACGGCGGTTGCGCCTATCGTCAACAAGATAATCGGCAGGGGCATCCGTGGAAATCTGATGGAGGTGGCGCGCTAAATGGTAACGCGATACCGCGCGTGGATGGGGGAAGAAGCGCTGGAAGACCTCGACCCGTCCATCATCATCATCGACATTTCGGAGGACGCGCCGAAGGAAGCCGTGACGACCGAAGCACGCCCCGGCGGGGGAATGTTCCTCACCGGGCAGCTTCGGCAGTCCATCACGGTAACAATCGCCGTGGAAATCCACGAAGCAAACACCATCCACAGGCAGCTTGTCCTCGGTAAAATCATGCGCTGGGGCAGCGGTGGACAGTACCTGCACACGTCATACCGCCCGGAACAGCGATTATACATCGACAGCATCGAGGCGGCGAGTGTTTCCGCGCTCAAATGGACGGACACGCTGGAAATCAGGCTGACGGCATATCAGCGTCCGTGGTGGGAGGAAGCAACTGTTTCCAAAATGGAAATAGTTGAAGCAAGCAAAAGTGGCATCCTGACGGTTTACAATCGCGGGGACGTGGCGTGTCCGCTTGAAGCGGTTTTTGTGGCAATCGACCCGCTGACAAACGTTGCAATCAGTTGCGGAAGCGAAAAAATCTCGCTGACGAATATCAGCGTAAAGACGGGCGAGGAAATCCGCATAGTACACGACGATAACGGCATCCAGCAAATTACGGCGGCAGGGCAATCCGCAATGGGAAACCGAAACGGACAGTCTGCCGACGAAATCACGCTACAGCCCGGAATTAACAAGGTGTCGTTTAGCGGCGACGGGCTTTTGTCGCTGACAGTCACTGCGAGGGGGCGAAAATATTAACTACAAAGCATATGGCACACCGCAGGAAGTAACCCTAACGTCCAAAATAAAATGCCGTCTTGAGGTAAACCCTGATGTGGAAAATCCCACTGGTTGGCAGATGGAGGTCGGCTATCCAACAATCGGGAGAACAAAGGTCACTTTTCCGGTTGTTCTTCCAGCCGACGCAGTAATCACCTCCGCACGAGTACACGCAGATTTTCGGCGCGACCTTTGGGGCAATCAACAAAAGCAGGACGTAAACGATGTACACGTTGACGAGGCAGGATTCGCAACAGTAACACTTCCTGACGGGGCAAGCACCGTATCCCTTATTGTAACACTATCCTTTCAAATGTGGGAAAAAGTTTACACTGATACGGTTGAACGGACTTTTAACGTAGACGTCCGCGACATCTACCTCACAATCGACTATGTTTCCGGCATCATCCCCGACCCGGATGCAAGCAAAGCATACACAAACAACGTCCGTTTGCCGCGTCTGCTGGACAAAAATCTGCGAGAAATCAAGCGCTTGCGCCCTTCTTCGTTGTCTTTGTCGCTAACAATCGACGACATTTCCACCGCGAGTATGACGCTTGTGGACGGCACATGGATGGACGCAACGCAGTTTGTGGAGTTGTACCACATCGGCGGCAGCGTCGGCATCTTCCGCTTGCGCTCGGACACGCAAACCTACAGAAATTACGCGACGCAGGAAGTCAACCTTGACCACGCTATTTCCACGCTGATGGACGGACTTCTCCCGGAGCAGCTGAAAATCGGCAGCGCATCCGTTGACGCGGTTGACGTGCTGGCACAGCTTCTCACCTACCAGCCGGAAACACGCTGGCAGATGGGGACGTGCGAATTATCGCAGCATCTCACATACGATTTCGACGCAGGAACGAACATCTGGACAGCAATCAACAACGTCAAGAACTTGTCGCCCGCTGAAATGATGTGGCAGTACGACTTTTCCACCCATCCGTGGACGCTCAACCTCGTTAATATGCCAAATACAGTCTCGTGCGAAGCGCGTTTTAACGGCGCGCTAACCAGCGCAACCGTCAGCACCGACCGCGACGACCTTGTGACCCGTATGTACGCATACGGCAAAAACGGCATCACCGTTGGCACGGTAAACGATGGCAAGGACTACATCGACGCGGACACCATCGACGAGTGGGGCATCGTGTGCGGCAAATACTCCGATAACAGCATCACGGACAAGGAGACGCTGTTGGAAAACGCAAAGAAGGAACTGGCGAAAAAGAAAACCCCGCCAATTTCCATCGACGTTTCCCTTGTGGAGCTTTCCGCCATAACAGGCTTGCCGTACGACCATTTCCGGCTGGGGAGCATCTGCCGTGTTGCAATGCCTAAATTCGGGCGCTGCTACGATGAGCGCATTCTCACGCTTAACGCGGACAACGTACTGCTTGAGCCGCAAAAGGTACAAGTAACCATGTCTACGGAGGGCAAGAGCGTCAGCGGCATCATCGAGGCGCTGGGCGGCAAGAGTGGACTTATTTCCGCCGGAACGGAATAAGGAGGAAGCATGAATGAGTTGAATTATACTTGCAATCTGTCTGCTGGGTTGCGGATGACACCGCTTAAAGCGGCGCTCGTGCAAGGCGAAGCAAACGCCCACACGCTGAAAATCGCGTTTGAGAAGGACGGCGCGCCGTACAGCATGGATTCGGGCGCAACGATTGTAGGCAGCTTTATCAGGCTGGACAGCGTCGCAAGCACGGACGAAAACCCGACGATTCTTCTGCAAGGCGAGGTTAGCGACGGCGTGGCATCCGTGACGCTTTCCTCTGCTTGTTACGCGGTTGTTGGGCGTTTCCGCCTGATGGTCACGGCGACGGTCGGCGAGGACACAACGGCTGTCTTGTGGCTTGAGGGGCGCGTTGCGGCGGGGGCAACCGGGACAGTGTACGACCCGGAGAACGCCATCCCCGACATTACAACGGTGCTTGCAAAGGTGGAAGACTGCAAAAACGCAGCGGCAAGCGCAAACGCAGCGGCAGAAAGTGCAACATCCGCAGCGCAGCAGTTTCTGGGAAAGTATATCACGGATGAGGAAAAATTGTTACTGCTGGAATTGCTGCAAATGGGTGCATATCGCTCAAACACTGCCGCACAAAATTATAGCAAGCTATCCGCAGCGTGGAAGGATGATGTATCAGCGCTTGAGGCACAGCGCCCGCGAATCGTCAGCGTTGAGGCGGACAAAACGACAATCGCCGTCGGCGAGAGCGTGACGTTCACGGTGGCGCAGAAGAACGCGGCATCAATCCGCTTCCTTGTGGACGGCACAGTAAACGAGCGCATTTACGACGTGCAGCAGGAAACGATAACGTTCATAAAGCAGTTTCAATCTACCGGCAGCGGAACGCGGATTGTTGCATTCCAGGCGGTTGACGCGAGCAGCAACGTCGGGCTGGAATCGGATAGTATCATCATCACAATTAAGGAGGCGGCACAAAATGGCGTGGAATCTAATCCGCAGGAATAACGGCGAGACTATCCACACGGACTATGTTGAGTGGATGTTGGATAACGCCGCCGACATCTCCAATGGCACAGAGCCGGGGAAGTCTGGAAGCATCGGCAGTCTGGCGTACACCGCCGGATTCGGGGCGATGTGGCAGAAGGACGCGCAGGGCGCGTGGGTGAAGCTGGGAGGTGGCACGAATGGTTGACGCAAGCACGATTGGTGTGATTCAGGCGCTTTATGGCGTTGGCGCGAATGGCGGGATTCCAACGCCGCTGGTAACGGACAAGACGCTGACGCTGGAGAACCGCGCGGCGGACGCGAAATCTGCTGGCGACGCTATCCGCGCGGTTACAAATACCGCTAACACGCTTTCCGCGCGCGCGAACGTTTTGTCTGGCAGCCTGTCCGGTGCGTCGATTACAACAACAGATGCTTTCGCCGCGCCTCTTGTCGGACTGCGTGTCTGCGGCAAAAGCACGCAGGACGGTACGCCGCTTCCGACTGCGCCCGTGCCGATTGTCAGCGCGGGTGACGGCGGAACGGTAGTGGTCACGGTGTCGGACGGCGCGAACGAATCGCAGACGCTGACGCTGCAAACGCCGAACGCGCTTCCGGGCATCCCGGTCACATCCGGCGGGAACTACACGGACGAGAACGGGCAGCAGTGGGTCTGCGATGAGGTAGATTTGGCGCGCGGGGTGTATGTGCAGCGCGTCACCAAAATCAAGGTGACGTCTTCGCTCAACTGGCAGACGTCTGGACAAAAGGTTGATAGATACTTTGCTTGGTTCGCTGGTACTTCTGCGACAAATGTTCTTTGTACGCACTTTTCCACCACCGTAGGTTCGGAAGTTGTCGGCGGCGCTATCGCAAATCAAAACAACCTCATCGGCTTTGCCTATGCGCAAAAAGGCACATCAACACTTGATGAGTTCAAAGCATTCCTCGACGCGAAAGAGGTGTATGTTTTGACATCGCTTGCAACACCCGTCGAAACCGCCCTTTCCGCTGCTGAAATTGCCGCGTACAAAGCGCTGACCACCTACGCCCCGACGACCGTCATCAGCACAAGCGGCGGCGCTGGCGCGACGGCAACGTATCAGCGAGACGTGACCATTGTAATCAAAAATCTTGAGGATGCGATTGCGTCCATGACGCAAAATTAAGGAGGTATCTTTATGGCAATCAACAGTAAGGCACGGCATGATTTGACGCTGCGCGCAATTAAGCGCGAGATTTCCGCGGGGCGCGATGTGGCATTTTGGCTCGATAAGGCGTACACGCACCTTGACAACGGGCTGTTTAATGAGGACGACATCGCGGAAATTGAGAAGCTGGCGCAGGCATACTATGATTCGCTGGACGCAGCGGAAAATGAGGAAGAAGCGGCAATAATCTAAGTTGCAATTAAGTTGCAATCTTGCTGCTCAGCGTTTCGCAAATGCCGATTTTTCGGCATTTTTTAAGTTGCACGCAAGTTGCAATTGGTAGCAAGTTAGTTGCAAGTTAGTACCAAGTTAGTACCAAGTTAGTACCAAGTTTGAGGAGGTGTCATCATGCCCAAAATCGCAGTGTCCGCTATTCTGGGCGACTTCCAGCGGATGCTTGCCGAGCACTGGAAGTATACGGCTGGTGCAGCGGAGACGGGGAACGTTGACTGCTCCGGCGCGTTTGTGTGGTCATACCGTCAGCACGGGCAGAGCATCTATCATGGCAGCAATCGCATTGCGCGGACGGAAATTGTTGAGCTTGTCCCGATTTCCGCCGCAAAGCCCGGAATGGCGGTTTTTAAGTGCCGGAATCCGGGGGATTCGCGATATGCCTTGCCATCCAGCTACAAGCAGGGCGGCAAATACTACAACGGCGACTTGAGGGATTTTTACCACATCGGGCTGATGGGTGAGGACGGCAAGGTTCTCAATGCGCAGAGCAGCGCAACGGGCTTCGTCGCTTCACCCGTCAAATCGTGGACGTGTGCAGGATGCCTCAAAAAGGTCGAATACAAGGAGGATACACCAATGGTGGATGATAACAACGATGTTATTTGCGTCGGACGTGTAACAGCGCAGAGCGGCAGCACGGTAAATCTTCGCGCAGAGCCGAGCAAATCCGCAAAGGTGCTGGAAAAAGTCAAAATCGGCACTTCTGTCAACGTCATCGGGAATAGTGGCGGTTGGCTGCACATCGAGACGAAGACTAATCAGGGCTATATGATGGAGGAGTTTGTCGATGTGGGTGTTTCCAAATCGGAAACACCCACGTTCTCTGAGATTGCGGAACGCATCGAAAAGCTGGAGGAACGTGTCGCCGCGTTGGAAGGCGGTGTAGGCTGACATGGAAAGCCTCACCGCTGATAAACTGATTCTGGCGCTGGGCGTGATACTCGTCCTGCTGGGAGCATACAACACATTTTACACCGCGCGGAAAAATGCGCGAGATGAACGCAAGCGACAGGAGCAGCCAACAAACGCGCTGGCATCCAGCGTGTCAGACATCAATCGCAAGCTGGACACAGACAAGCGCCGCCTTGATTGGCACGAAGAGCGCATCGGCGGCTTGCGTGACGGACTTATGGTAACGTGCGCCGGAGTACAGGCACTTTTGGAGCATGAGTTACACAACGGCAACGCCGACGAAATGACGGCGGCAAGCAGGGAAATTGATAATTGGTTGAGGGGCAACGCCCTAAAGGGAGGAAATGCAAAATGAGCGAAAATTTGAAGCGCAAGCTGACAAGCCGCAAGTTCTGGGCGGCAGTTGTATCCTTTGTGACCATGCTGACTATGGCATTCGGCGTGGCGGATGAAACCGCAACACAGGTCGGCAGCATCATCATGGCAGGTGCTACGGTCATCGCCTACATCATCGGCGAGGGCATGACGGACGCGGCTGCGGTCGCCGATGGAAAGAATAAACCGAAGGAGTAACGCATGAGCCGCGAAGTCGTATGGACAAAAGCGGTTGTGGATGCTTTTGTGGATGAAGCCTGTTTGTCCGAGGAAGAAGAACTGATTATCAGGTCGCGGGCGAAAGGCTGGACACGCACAAAGCAATCAATGCAGTACAATATGAGCATTCGCAAGATTGACTATATTATACATACGCTAAAAAACAAGTACGACGAGGCGCAGAAATACTCCGAGATTTTACCCAAAAGGAATATAAAGAAAGCCGGGACGTAATGTCCCGGTATTTTTGGTTGCGCACTATTCTTGAGCCTGACGCTTGCACTCAACGTCAAGTTCTGGATATACCCCTGCGATTTTCGCAAGGGTTTCGCTTTTTAGGCGATGGTACAGCTCTTCCTTGCCGACAAGCCCGAACAGGTCAAGCAATTTGTCGTCATATTCACAGAGGTTATGGCGGATGAAATTAACCATCCAGCGTTCCAGCGTCTCGGTGTTCGGGGACAATATATCCACATTGCCATGCTCCAAATACCATTCTTGCTTTGCGTTCAGCGTCGCCTCTTCCAGCACGGGAATATCCCAGCGCGTAACGTGGATGGACGCAACGAGGTTATCGGCAATGGCTGCGGCGTTCTTGCGTTTCGTTTCGACGGCTTTTGCGGATGCCGCTTTCCGTGCGGCTGCTTTTGCCGCCATCGTCTGGAACTCCTGCGTCCCCATGACGGAACGCACATCATCCTCGCGCCACAGTTTCATGGGCGCGGAGGACGCATAATGCGGATTCCGTTTTAGGACGGGCGGCGGCAGCAACTTGTCTATCATAGCCTTGGTGAAGCCCATAGACAATACGCCGCTTTGTGAAATGAGCTGTTCTTTTTGCTTTTCCGGCATGGTGTCCTCTTTATATCTACTTTTCTACTTTGTAATATGTTCCTTTGATTTGCGTTTCCTATAATTTTCTCTGGCTCTACGATTTGCTTCTTCACGTTGCTCCGCAGTCATTGCTTCATAGTGGGCTTTCTGCGCCGCGCGTTTTTGTTCGGCACGCGCCTTGTCATACTCTTTGAGATATTCTTTTTTAGCAGCAAGGCGGCATTCTTCTGAACAATATGCTCCGTTTCCTATTCCGCAGAATATTTTTTTGCAGTACTTGCAAATTTTATCTTTCGGAACAACTCTCTTTCGCTCCCTTATAATATTCCCGGCGACCGCATCATTGCGCTTTACCTCCATTGCCGCACGTCGCTGTTCCCGGATTGCTTCCGCAGTAGCACTTTCCTTACATGCTGGACAGTACTTCTGCTTTCCGCCAAAGACAATATAATCTTTCCCGCATCGCGCGCACTTATCCGTGCTTCCAAGCGGTCTTATTGCGCCGCTTCGCCTGTAAATTGCGTTATGCAGCCGATTCGCTGCGTCCTGACACTCTTCACAGCGTGTGCACTTTGTCGGACGGGTTACAACTTTTCCGCAGTCCGGGCAAGCACCATTTCTGGATTCCCACTTTGAGCACCAGTCCCGACGCGCTGGCGACGTTTCTCGCTTATTTTGTAGCACCCTTCGCTGCAATAAATCCGCCGACCGTCGGGAACGCGCCCCCCACATATTGGGCAAGTCTTATCCATTTGTCCTCCTTGCTTCCGATTATCTAATTGGGGTTTTTCGCAAGTTTTTTTGCATCTTTCCCTCTTATTCCTTCCGCACTCTTTCCTCCAGCCACTCCGAGATGGCAAGCCGAATGACAGCCGAATCGTTCAGGCTTAACTTTTTTGCTACGTCCTTAATCTGCTCATTCTGCTCTTTCGTCAGAATGATGCACTTTGCAACCTTGTTACCGTTTTCGCTAATCATCTTATTACCTCATTTTGTTAATCGTCGTCGCAGTGTATAACGCCATCAAGATTTTTTTGCAAATCGCCAGCATCCGCCCAATCCATCAGGTCTTGCAGTGTGTCAAAGCTCCAATTCACCTCATCGTTGTTTGTGGCTATGGCATGAGCGCTAACCACAAAATACATTTCCGGGTCTCGCCCACATTCGCGCATTCGATTTTCATCAATCGCATATGTCACATCCTCGTCAAGCGTGTAATCCTTCCCGTTCCAATGGACTATATGCCCTTTCGTCCCGGTGATGCTGTACTCCTGCCTATACCACATGCGCATTACCACCTTATCCGCTCATTGATTTCTTACACAAGTGTCACACGTACCCCTTTGGATTTTTGTGCGGTCCGCCGGGACGGGGGCGTGGGATTACTCCTCCTTTCGGGGGCTGCCGTAAATCGGCTTACACCAATTGCCCATGCTTCCGACCACCACCTGCGGCAAGTAACCGCCTGTGGTGCGGTCGTAGTGCATCAGCGTCAGCTCAATGCCGCGATACACGCAGCCACGGATAACCGCCGCCACGCAAGCGGTCAGTCCCGTGACGTAGACGACCAGCGGGTGATTGCCCGTTGTCACCTCGATGTCCGACAGCTCGTTGTCGTTAAAACGAGTACCGTAGTTTGACAAATGAGTCCCCACGTGTTTTTCGAGGAACGCATCGACCGTCCGCGACATAGCGCGGAAATCTGTTGGGTCTACCTCCTGCGGGAAGATAAACTCCCCGACGGGCATGTCGTGCCGCCCAGCGCAAAGACCGACGATGACGGCATTGGCAGGAGTTTGAAAAGCAAAGTTATTCATAATATTTCCTCTCTTCCTGCCCTCGTAACCTCCGGGGCGGGGTAGTTGCGTCAGTCTGCCAGCACTTCGCCACTTGTGGTGTGCGTCCATTTCAGCGCGATTTCTTTGTTCGCGCCGAGAACGAGAATGCCAGCGAGTGCGCGGTTATGCACGTCAGCGCACCATGCGCCAATTGTTCCGCCCAAGTAGTAGGGATAGCCGTCGGTGCGCTTGATGTGGTGTTGCGGATGCTCCTTGATGTACGTCCCGAACAGGGCGTCCACTTCGTCGCGCGTGAAGATTTCTTCACAGTAATCAAGTTCCATTTCGTCCAACATTTTTTTATCCTCCTGCTTATTCTTTTTAGTAGCTCGTCAGCGCGTCGATGATTTCTCGCGCTTCGCTGCTATGCAGCACAGTCCATGCTGCATGATTTTCGTAATCGTAGGGCGTGCTGTTTGCCCTTTTCTCTATCCATGCTGAGACGGACAGTCCTTCTTTTTTGGCTTCTGCCTCGCATTGTTTCCGTCCTTTGAATTGCGCATCAGAGAGACAATTATGCATGAAGCGAATATATTCAGCGGACCTCACAATGTATTTGTTCCGCAAGTCACTCGCGTACTTGACTTGCTTCTCCGATTTTCCGACGATTTCTGGGAGATGCAGTTCTTCAATCAGAGCCTCCGCCTTCGCAGCGTCCTTCTCCTGCTTCACATTTGCCCAGCAATCGGGGCAGGTGGTGCAGTTTTCTTCCGCCCACTCCTTCCATTCGTCCGCCATCTTGCGGTTGGGACGGAACTGAACCTTCTCAAACTTCGCGCCACACTTGGCGCAGGTGCATTCTGCGATTGCTCTTGCCATACTCGTTACCTCTTTCTGTCCGGGGTTTTATTTTGTACCTCCCCTTGACACTATTTATTATATCACAAGGTATATACCTTGTCAATACCTTTTTAAGATTTTTCGCAAGTTTTTTGCGTTCTTTCCGCAAGCCACTGCGACACTGCGAGACGGATAACCGCCGAATCACTCAGCCCGATTTGCCGCCCAATTGCTTTAATCTGCGCATCCTGTTCGCGCGTCACAATGATGCACTTGACGATTCTATTCCCATCTTTTTTTATCATTTCTTGTTCCTCCCTATCCTTTAAGCAGATTATCAATTGCTGTTGTCGTCCCCGTCCCGCTGAAATAATGGACGGAAATGCCGCAACCGCGCGCAACGTCGATGACGGCGTAAAACTCGGTATGCGACATATACGCCGCCTGAATCCATAATTCCGACGCGCTGCGGATGACGATTTCCGGGCAAGTCGTGCCGTGCGGATAAGCGCGGATGGATGGAAATCGCTCGGTCAGGCGGCGCGCCCATGCGGGATGCCCGCCGACGATGACAACACCGTCAGGAATGATTCTGGGGCGTTGCGTGTCGCCGGGGGCTTCCTGCGTTTCCTCCTGTGCGCTGCGCCAGAGCGCATCACGCAGGGCGGACAGCTCCTGCGCATCCGCTTCGTGCGCCTGGATGGCGGCGAATGATTTCTGCGCGTCCTTCTCCTGCTGACGGATGGCAGCTTCCAGCTCGGCAATGCGCTTTTCTGCGGCGGCGGCGCGCTGCTCGGATTTTTCCTGCGCGATTCGTGCCGCTTCCAAGGCGGCAGCGTCGCCACGAAGGATTTTTTCGATGCAGAATGCCTTGTCCTTCTGGATGCCGCGTGCAACCATCAGCGACGCGGCATTGAGCGCAGTTTTTTCTGGCGTGTCGGAAAGAATGATAGCGGCATCGTCCGCATTGATGCGGATGTCCGCGGTATAATCCGTCACGTCGATTCCCGCCCCCTCGTACATCATGGAGAACTCGTCGATGTCCGCTACATCAAAGCGGTCGTACAGGTCGCCGAAGCCACGGACAGGCAGCTTCCCAAGCTGGGCTTGCAGGGCTTTTTTCTCGTTTTCTGTCGGCTGCTCCTTGCGGATGGTTTTGATGTCCGATTGCGACAAAAGCCAATGCGAGAGGTCGCCGAAGCTGTCATTGCGGACGACCTGCCTGCCGGAAATAAAAATCTGGAAGAACGCAAGCATCGTGCGATACAGCGCGGTGTCCAGATTTGAGTCAAAAATCATACAGGCATCGAGCGAAATTTCCGCGCCTTGCGGGGCTGACTTGATGACGCTGTGCGTCAGGTCATACGTTTTGCGGTCAACCGCGCGGAGAAGTCCGCGAATGGTGGCTTCTTCCGCCGCGCGGAGAATGCCAAGCGCATGGGCGGAAACAATCTGCTGTTCCGCACGTCCGGCGGTGATGGCGGATGACTTGCCAGCGCCGCGCATGGTGTCCGCATAGTATTTCGCTGGTGACAGCGCATAAAACCGCTCCACCGCGTCGGGGTTGAGGAATGCCATTGCGCGCGCTACGATTGGCGCAAGGTCAACGCTGACGCGCCCTGTTTTCTCCATTGTGCTACTCCTTTCATCGTCTAAAATGATTTCGGCGCGTTGCGGCGGCGGATTTTTGTGCGGTCCGCCGGGGCGGGTGCATGGTTATTCTTCTTGCTGATAAACATCATTGATTTCGTTTGTTTCCAGCACATCCCAATCATCGTATTCGATGCTATGCCCCGTCAAAATAACGGCACCGTGGATTCCGTCCTCGTGCTCAGCGAGCTTGTCATACATTGCTTTCGCTGCTTTAAAGTCGCTTCCGTCGTAATAAGCGCCATCACAAGCTGCGATAAAACTGCGGTAGCCATCGCGCACTCCGTCAACGACTTCGATTTCCACAACGAAATGGTCGTACTGACTTTCTACGTCCAACTTACGAGTTTCTTCCATTTTTCTTACCTCTTTCTGTCGGGGGCTTTTATTTTGTACCTCCCCTTGACACTATTATTATAGCACAAGGCATATACCTTGTCAATACCTTTTCAAGATTTTTCGCAAGTTTTTTTGCATCTTTCCAGCGTTTTGTCTGCATTTCCCAACCGTCCGAATCGCCTATACTATAATCAGTAGGAGGTGGTGCGGTGTATATCCACTACAACCCTAATCCGCACGGCTTGCGTGTCGGGGATTGCGCTGTCCGCGCAGCATCCAAGGCAGCAGGGGAAACGTGGGGAAGCGCCTATGCGGCACTCTGTGCGCTGGGTTATGACTGCGGAGACATGCCTAACGCCAATCACGTCTGGGGACGGTACTTGCATGAGCACGGATTCTCGCGCCACGCACTGCCGGATACTTGTCCAATCTGCTACACCGTCTCGGATTTCTGCCGTGAACATCCGCGCGGGGTGTACGTCCTCGGCATCGGCGACCACGTTGTGTGTGCCGTAGACGGCGATTGGTACGACGCATGGGACAGCGGCGCGGAAATACCAGCGTATTATTGGGAGAGGGAGGATTGATGTATGGCGTATGGTTATCCACAATATTATCCACAGATTCCGTACTATAACGCGCAGCAGACGGCAATGCCAGACCAACTTGCGCAGCTTCGAGCCGCACAGCAGCCGATGATGCAGCAGCCAGCGCAGCCGTCAAGCAACGGTTTGATTTGGGTGCAGGGTGAAGCCGGGGCGAAGAGCTACCTTGTCGCAAATGGTTCGAGCGTTCTGCTGATGGACAGCGAGAAGCAGACGTTTTACATCAAGTCAGCGGACGCAGCAGGAATGCCGTCTATGCGGACGTTTGACTACACGGAGCGCAACGCATCCGTAAAGCCATCAAGCAGCGCGCAGGACGTGCCGGAGTATGTGACGCGGGACGAACTCAACACGCTTACAAAGCGCCTTGAAGCCCTTGAAGGGCGCAAGAAGAAGGGGGTAACGCAGGATGAACCCACTGTTTAACGCACTCGGCGGCGGGCAGATGCCAGGAGCGCTGGGAAATTTCCAGCAGATGATGCAGCAGTTTCAGCAGTTTAGGGCGACGTTTCAGGGCGACCCGGAGCAGGAGGTTCGCAAACTGATTGCATCCGGGAAAATCTCGCAAAACCAGCTTAATCAACTGCAACAGGCGGCGCAGATGTTTCAATCGTTCCTCGGTTCTTAACTTTGGCTATATTTGTTGCGCAACAATTTAGCATATACTTCAAATTCCGAAAGGAGAAAAACAATGAGTATGACCTCGGAACTCTCCGCTTCTGACGTGGCTCTGCTTTCCGGCAGAAACAGTAACCAGAACGGCGACGGCTTCTTCGGTGGCAATGGCGCATACTGGATTATCATCCTTTTCCTCTTCGTCTTCTGCGGGTGGGGCAATAATGGATGGGGTGGCTTTGGCAATCGCAACGGTGGACAGGGTTCTGTCATGGACGGTTACGTTCTCACCTCCGACTTCGCCAATATCGAGCGCAAAATCGACAACGTGAACAGCGGCTTGTGTGACGGATTCTATGCACAGGCGCAGCTCACCAATGGCGTACAGATGCAGATGGCAAACGGCTTTGCGCAGGCGGAACTCTCCCGCGCCAATCAGCAGACCGCGCTGATGCAGCAGCTTAACGCGATGCAGGCACAGGCGGCGGATTGCTGCTGCAAGACGCAGACGGCAATCCAGGGCGTAAACTACAACCTTGCCACTCAGGCTTGCGACACTCGCAACACCATTCAGAATGGCGTTCGCGACATTTTGGACAACGCCAACGCTAACGCCCGAGCGGTGATTGACGCACTGACGGCACAGCGCATCGAGGCGAAGGACGAGAAGATTGCAGCGCAGAACCAGCAGATTTTCGGCTTGCAGCTTGCCGCGTCTCAGGCAGCACAGAACCAGTATCTCGTGAATACGATTCGTCCTTGCCCTGTTCCGGCGTACACGGTAGCCAATCCGTTCTGTTGCAATCAGGCGCAGTATTGCGCTGGTTAAGCTCCAGACAGCTTCCTGCATGTGCAGGATGAGCCGACAAACGGCAACTGAAAAAGCGGCGGGGCGTTGATTGATTCGCGCCCTGCCGCTGAAAGGAGAAAAAACATGGCTGAATATACTGCGGCGGCGGCTCAAACCGTCGCCAATGGCAACAACGTCCTTTTTACTGCTACGCCTGTCTGCGCCACGCGGTGCATCGTCCATCGTGAAGGCTCTGGCATCGTGACGCTGCGAGGCATCACCAACGGACAGTGCCGCGCACGTTTCCGCGTCAATTTCGGCGGCAATATCGCCATTCCGACGGGCGGCACTGCCGGAGCTATCTCTGTTGCGCTTGCTATCGCGGGTGAGGTGCTTCCGGCTTCTACCGCCATCGTCACCCCTGCGGCGGCGGCTCAATACCAAAACGTCAGTGTTGATACGTTTGTCGATGTTCCGGCGGGGTGCTGCACGACCATCAGCGTCAAGAATACCGCTGGCGTGGATATTGACGTGCAGAATGCCAACCTGATTGTCACGCGCGTTGCGTGAGGAAAGGAGAAACGCAATGAAGTATCTGCATGAACTCAAAGAGAAACTCTGCGAAGAGCTGCAAGAGATTGCGGAAAAGCAGGATATGTCTGCTGGCGACCTCGAAGCCGTTCACAAGCTGACGGATACCATCAAAAACATCGACAAGATTGAGATGCTGGAAGCGGACGGGTACAGCAATAACGGCGGCGACTGGGAAGCGCGTGGCAGCTATGACGGTATGTACCGCGATGAGCGATACAGCCGCCGTGGACGCGATATGCGCGGACGGTACAGCCGCCACGACGGCACGGACAAGCGCCTGATGGACGAGTTGGAAGAACTGATGCGCACCATCGAGCCGGGGAAGCGTGACGTGATTCGGCGGGCGCTGGAAGAGCTGAAAGAAGCATAACGGAAAGGGGCTGGCTGCGTGGTTACGCTGACGTGGATTGATGGGCAGATTGAGAAGGCAATCGAAGAGGGAAACAATCCGCAGAACATCCGCGACTTGGCGGCGCTGATTACAGTGCGTGAGTACCTCGCCACGCGGTCAGCCCCGAAAGCAGATGCACAGAGTGTGCAAGAATCCGCCGATGACAAGAAGCGCCGGGACGCGGTTGTCCTCATGACGCACAGCGCGGACTTGGACACAGTTCCGACCATCCAGCAGGTGGAGACGGCGCTGCATTCCATCAGCGTCAACACGCCGGAGGAACGGAAGCGTGTGCAAGATGCGAAGAAGTGGGCGCAAATCATCTCGCAGAAAAACGCTTGACAAAAAGCATAGAAGTGTTTATAATAAAGAAGTAGTTGAATGCTCCAGCCAAATACTTCTAAAAAATCCCCTCCATGATTGCATCACATGGAGGGGATTTTTTGACCCTCGTTTTGACTACTTCGTGCGACGGAAAGAGAGTCAAAATTGCGAATTTGGGGATTGCAAAAACCATGTGCGATAACAGCAGATTGAGCAATTACAAGGCATACGCAAGCGCAGAGTAGTGAAGAGAAAACCGCTTTCGCTTTCTTCCATGGAAAGCAAACAAAATCCGTAGAACTGTTGGATTCTCTATGGTTCTCAGCCCCTTGCAACGCTTCTGACTACCAGTTTGACTACTTGGACGTAGAAGTCAACATACTTTCGACCTTTCGGATGGCGTTTTCTTCCTTTTTTTCCGTGAGATGTGCATATATCCGCATTATCATCGTCTCATCCTCATGCCCCATCCAGCGCGCGGCAGTTTTAATGTCAACATCCGCATTATAAAGCATCGTCGCAAAAGTATGTCTGCAATCGTGCTGCCTGATTACCACATTTCTCCCCGCAATTTTTGATAGATGATTTTGGTAACGCTTCCACGCATCGGTCACAGCACTGAAAGAAATAATTTTGTTATCTTTCGATATTATCACGCTTCCGTGTCGCCCTTGCAAGACATCCCGTAACGGCGGAAACAGCGGCACGTTACGAATACCAGCTTTGGTTTTGGGTACAGTGATAATATAGTCGGAACGTTCGCGTCGAATCGCCTTTCGGACGTGAATCACACCTTTCTCAAAATCAACATCATCATCAATATCGAGCGCAAGCGCTTCTCCACGCCTAAGCCCTGCATACACCATCACCATCGCGTAAATTCCCATTCTTTCGCTGTCACAAGTATCTCTGATTAGTTTTATTTCCCAATCATCAAGATTGCGGTGCGTCCCTACTTCTCCTTTCTTTCGCCTAACGTTCTCGCAGGGAGAAATTGCAACTATTCCATCATTTTTGGCAGCGCGGAAAACCGCTCTTGTTGCTTCGGCTATCTTTCTTCGCGTCCCTTCTCCGCGGTCGGCAAAAGCGTTATAAAGTCGCTGTACATCCGACGGCGTGATTAGTCGCATCTCTGTCTGCGGCAGGATTGATGCTATCTGGTTAAGGCGTGAGACATATGCATCATATACATTTATTGTCACCTCGCTCTTGTACGTCGGCAGCCACTCCGCCGCGTACTCCGCGAACGTATACTTTTCCCGTGGTTTCCTGCCGTATTTTTCCTGTTTCTTGTACTCTTCGCGGGCTGCAAGGGCTTCGGACTGCGTTCGCCCGTAGAACGAAAATCCTTTATATTTGCAAACGTAACGCCCATCTGGGCGCTTTTTTAGTGTCTGGCGTGGCAAGTGTATCACTCCTTTTCTCTCATTGTGCCGCAAATCGCAGCAAAGTGCCATCGTAATTTGTGAACAAATTGAAAATATTTTGCAAACGCACGGAAAATTTTTAGTCATATTCCGCAGCGCGTCAGCATATGGTATTGCGGTGGACGGTAAAAAAATACGCGACTGGAGAGGAAAATATGCCTGTTTTTGATAAAAAGTTTGTTGTTAAAACGCTCGTCGAGAAGGTGAAGAAACTGCCGGATGACCTGCAAGCGGAATTTTTTTCGTGGCTTGAAAAGAAAATTTCTGCAAATGAAACGTTATGAATATATAAACAATATGAACTGCGGAGAGCATCGAATCCGAAAGCAAAAGAAAGCAAAGCAAAAGCAAAAGAAAGCAAAAGAAAGCAAACAAAAGCAAAAGAAAACAAAGCTAAGCAAAGAAAAGCTGAGCTATAATTTGCTTATCCGGGTTTGGTGTAACAATCCTGTAACATTTTAAGCGTAACAAAATCGTAACATTTAGCGTGTGAGAAGCGCTCAGCTTTTCCCGATTTTTCTGCTTAAAAAGTCAGGGAAGGTCAGAAAACGAGGCGCTTCGTTTCAGGCAAAACGCCTAAAACGCAGTAATTTCAACGAGTATAGAGAACAGATACCAAAGCAAAACAAATAAAATCACTGCTTAATTTTGCTTTCGTTTGCTTTTGTTTGCTTTTGCTTTGCTTTCGTTTGCTTTTTTTTGCTTTGCCTTTGCTTTGCAAATATAAATCAAATAAAAATGTAAATGTAAAAAGAAAACAAGAAAAGAAAAAACGCTGACGCGCTGTGGCGGTGGCGGTCTTTTTTTTTGAGCACCATTTTGCGGATATCCACAGCATGGTCAGCTTCGTGGTTTTACGCAGATGATAATTTCGGGGCAGACCATTTTCGTGACTTCGCGGAAATGGTGCAGAAACCATCTTGTTGGCATCAACAAAATGCAACGGACAACCATTTGCGCAACTAAAAGCAGGGGCTTGACAAGGCGGGGACGTGGGTGTATAATCACACTTACTTCTCCGCCTTGCTTCCCCTGCTGGTTACAGTTCTTCCTTCTGGTCGCCCTTGTCCGCCATGCGCTTTAAGCTATCGCGTTCCTTGCGCTCCTGCCGCATCCGACGTTCTGTTTTCGCGGTGAGATACTCAACGTAGTCCATCGCCTCGCGCACAACGTCATCCGGCGCGCCCATCAGCTTAGCGATAATCGCCTCGCAGGTTGCGTCGAGAATCGGGCGGTCAGACGTTCCTTGCGGGTTGTCGGACAGTCCGCAAAGGTAGTCGGTTGTCACGCCGTAATACTCGGCAAGGCGGGCAAGCATAGCGGCGGACGGTTCGTTCGCACCACGTTCATACCCACTCAATTGAGCGTTCTGGATTCCAATACCCTCTGCGGCAGCTCGTTGGCTGACGCCTTTTTTTTTGCGCAATTCTACAAGACGTTCCGACAAAACCATATATTTACACCACACTTTTTTTCTTTCACCCTCTTGACAAATAGAACTGAAAGAAATATAATACAGACGTGAAATAAATTTATTTTGACATATGGAGGTGGCACGATGGCTAACCGCTTGCGTGAGTTTCGCAAGAATCAGGGCATGACGCAAATGCAGATTGCAGACGTGCTCAGATGTCAGCAGAGCCTTGTATCTCAGTATGAGAGGGGTGTACATACACCGTCACTGCATAACGCTATCCGCCTTGCCCGTGCGCTTGGCACGACGGTCGAAGCCCTGTTCGGTGGTGAGGTCGATGTCTGAAAAGCTGCGGCACTTTCTCCACGTCGCCGGGGTGCAAGGAATCAGCGTCGCCGCGCTGTCCGAAAAGGCGGGCATATCGAAGACGACTATTTACCGCTACGCCAACGGACAGGGAAGCCCAACGGTTGACGCGATGAAGCTCATTGCCGAAGCCCTCGGATGCACAGTCCGTGAGGCGTTCCCGGAGGTTTACAGCGAGAAGGTTGACGTGCCGACAGTAAACAGCACGGACACGCAGCCCATCAGCACGGCAAAGCTGGCGATGCAGTACGGCATGACAACACGCGAGTTGAATCAGGCGCTGTTCCGCGCTGGCATCCAGATACAGCGCTCCGATGGCACTTGGGTGGTCGCCGGGAACTTCGCCGACATGGTGACTTACAAGCCCGTCAAAACGGAGAACGGCACTGTGCGGCTGTTCGCAATGTGGACGCTGACGGCGCAAAAGGTGCTTCAGTCCTTGCTGGCGGAGCAAGGGATAGTTCCGGCGGCTGGCGTGAACGTGGGGTCATCGGAGCGCCCAACGAGATAGTCGAGCGACACGCCGTAGAAGTCAGCGAGGGCTATCAGGGTTTCTCCTGATGGGCTGACAGAGCCGCGCTCATACCGCTGATACGCCTGATAGTGTATCCCGATAGCTTCGGCGACTTGCAGTTGCGTCTTGCCCTGCAAAGAACGGACACGGCGAAGTCCGGCGGCAATTGTACACATAAAAACCTCCGAAAGGGGTTGACACAACAAAAATGTTGTGCTATTATATCAATGCAACAGAAATGTTGTATCAAGCAAGAAGGGAGAAGCGGTGCAGAATCAGGCTTTAAAAAACGCAAGAATCCGTGCTGGGCTTACACAAGCACAACTTGCGGAATCTTGCGGATTAGCGGTTCAGCACTATCAACGGTATGAGTACGGCAAAGTCGAGCCAAGCGTTCTGGTAGCGATTCGTATCGCCGACGCGCTGGGGGTAGAAGACATCAGGGCGCTATTCTCAGGTAGCGGTAATCTTTGACATAATATTGCGCGTACCTTGAAGAATGCGAAAACTGGACGCAAGCGTAAACGTCAGAATCGCCATAAAGCCAGAGAATAACGCAGGATGCACCTGTCGTATTGGCAATTTCGCGGCAGTCGATAACATAGCGGTCTGGTGCGGACGGACAAGAAACATTCGGCTTATAGTTGTCCAGCATCTTCTTGCAATATTCGCCGGACACGCTAATGCTGATGCTCGGCTTGTCGTAGGGTTCGATGGATGAAATGGAAATCGAAAGCAGATTGACGTTATCGCCGCTGAACTTATCAACGATGTATTGCAAGTCCTCTTCGGAGTATCGTTCATCTGCAACCCTGTACGAAGTTTGCGCATTTGACGCGAATCGACCGTTGACCTGATGCGGCGTTCCGCCCTTGGAAGAAAACGCGCAATACGCGCCGGAGGACGCGATAGCACTGTGGAAGTACGTTAAGCGCAAGTAGTAGCTGTCACTGCCGACAGAGGTGCGCATAAGCGAATCGACGGACGAAAACAGCTCGGAAATGTGCGCAAGAAGCTCCTGATATTCTGGCGAATAACTCTTGTAGAGCGATTCCAGAAGCATATATTCGCCCTTGACGACAAAGCAGTTCGTTTCCGTGTCAAGCGAAACGTCGTAGGAAATGCCATCTTCTGGCTTGCTTGAGAAGAACTCATTGATAAAGTGCAAGGCAAGCATTTCGCCGTCGGTGAGGTCGCGTTTCTCGGTCGCAAACGCGGAAACGCAGGAAGCCATCATGCAGCAGAGAACCAGCAGAACGGAAACAAACTTCTTCATCGTGATACCCCTTTCGTGTCTTGGAGGTGTGAACGTGTATCAGAGCAAGCGGCACTTGAAACAGCGGATTGAGGACTTGCAAGTAAAAGTCGTGAATCTGGAACAGGAGAACTTAGCGCTTCGCAGAGAAACGCACATGAGCGAGGGCTTGTTCAAGGATAACCCGCTTTTGAGCTGGTACGGCAAGGAGTTGTGCCTTGCGTTCGGGCGCATCCTCGTCTCCCCACGCTATATGAAGCTGGATTACGACCAGTACAGCAAGTACATGCGCGATGTGCTGGACTACTTGAAGGAGATTCGGCTACTTGAAGAGAGCTATCAGCGAGAGAATCAAGCTGACGGCGGAGATGCCGACGGGAAGCAGGAAGCGCAAGCAACTTGACTTGTACTGCTCCATTGCATCCAGCGCGTGACGGTTCAGCTCCGGCACATAGTCCGGCGGGCGTGCATCAATGTCGGATGGGTGCGGCGGCGGTGGCGTCAAGAAGTCGGACGAACGCAACCGCGCAAGCTGTTCCTCCGAAAGCTGTTTGCCGCGCTGAAAGTCACGGCAGAGACGATATTCCGACGCAAGCAAGGCATACTCACCTCCATTCCTGCATAGGATATGACTGCATAGCAATCATTCCTGATTTTGAGGGAGGACGATTTCGCCGTGCTTGTCCTCATAGTCCGCGATATGCTGACGCATTAGCATCTCCAATTCGCGGTTGACGGTTCGCAGGTTTTTTTGCGCAACCACGCGGAACTTGTCAAGCGTCTGCTTGTCAGTGCGGAGCGTAAACTTCGGGAGGTCGGACGGCAAGGAAATCACCACCTTCAAAAAAATTTCGGTCAGCACCTTGACAGCAAGGTGACGGCACTATATAATAAAAGAGAGGTGACGGCACAATGACGGCAGACAGCCGGAAAGTCACACTGCGAATGGGCGCGGGGCTTCATCGCAAGCTGCAAGTCCTTGCAGAGCGCGAAAACCGAAGCGTCAACCAGCAGATGATTCACATCATCCAGCACGCCATTGAGGGCAGCGAGAAGTAGTGTACCATGTCAACCCGCCAGGCATCGAAAACCGGGTGAAGTACGCCATCACGACGCGGCGGACGCGAAAAAGGCTTTGAACGGAAGCAACGTCTAATTCGCACAAAAACGCCCGTAGGAGCGCTTGCACGTCGGGACTGGTATTTCCTCACCCGACGGGCTGGAAGCGCTCAGAGCGCCGCTTTTGCCCTTGTAGAGTGTTGTCCAGCGCAAACGCGAATCAGGAGCGGGACTTGATGAACTCGATGTACTTCATCACATCCGCACGCTGGAGCGCGGAAAGAGACTTTACCTGTTCTACCAGCGGGTCGAAGTCGGGCGGCGAGAACGCATTTTCATCACGTCCAACGAGCGTATCGAGCGAAACACCGAGAGCATCAGCGATTGCGAGAAGCCGCGTCGGCACTGGGTTGCTTCTTCCGGATTCGTAGTTTTGGATTGTTATCTCCGCAACATTGGCACGGTCTGCAAGCTGCTGCTGGGTCAGCCCGTTCGAGAGCCGAATCGCAAGCAGGATTTCCGGGAACGGCACGGTGCATCACCTCACTTGCGCGGATTCGCCCGGACATAGCGAGCGTACCGCATGACTTCTTCCCGGTCTGACGGAGCAAGCGCGGAAATCTCCAAGTAGAGCGTGTCCGTCTCTTTTGGGGACGGCGCACCGTCGCTGCCGGAAAGGTAGTCAACCGTCACGCCGAGCAAGTCCGCCATCTTGCAAAGAAGCTCGACACTTGGCGAACGATTTGCCTTTTGGAGCATCGACAATGCACCGGGAGTGATGCCGCAGGAATCAGCAAACGCCGCGTTTGTAATGCCAGCTTCTTTACACAGATTAGTCAGTCGAGAAGCAAAAATTTCGCGTGAAAACATGGTTTACCCCTTGACATTCACGCAGAGTGAATGTATAATGTTATCAGAGGTAAGTCAAGAAATTACCTCAAGCAAGAAGGGAGAGCAATGTACAGGCAACTGAAACGGATGCGCGAAGCAAACGGTTGGTCGCGCGAGAGCGTTGCGCAGCGTGTCGGTGTGAATGTGCCAATGCTGTGCATGATTGAGACTGGGAAGCGTGACCCGTCCTACAAAGTGTTGGTAGCGCTGGAGGACGTATTTCACACTTCCCACAGGGAATTGTTACGGAGAGAGGAGTGACACGGAGATGCCACACGCAGACCCGGCAGGATTCGTCTTTTTGGGACTGAGCATCGCACTCATTGCCGCGCTATGGCTGATTAACGAGGTAGCAACCTATATCAGCGTAGAGCGCGAGGGACGCAAGTCACAGAGATGACAGAATCCTGCACACAAAGCATAACACAAGGGGATTGACAAAATCAAACGTCTATCCCCAAAGAAGAAGAAAAATCAAATTTTTTTAGCGGAAAACTTTACGGGATGTAAAGAAGAAGGGAGAAAAGTTGTCAAATATCCGGGAATTTGCAGAACGACGCGGGTTAAAAATGGCGGACATCGCCAGAATCACGGGAATCTCCGAATCCATGTTGTCGCTGATTGATAGCGGCAAGAGGAATGTAACACCAAACACCGCAAAGAGGCTTGCGCCGACGCTTGGCGTGAATTGGTGGGAACTCATCGACTAACAGCGCGAAAAGCGCAAGGATAGAAAGGGGTATCACAAAATGAGTAATGAAGTTGTCAAGGTGCAAATCGCGAACCGTCTGCTGGACGAGTACGGCAAGGACATCCAGAGCCAGTGCATAGGCGGGTGTGTGTCGCACTGTGACGCGAACAAGACGATTTTTGCCATTCGCCAGAGTGCGCGTAAGCTGAAAGCCATGACGCGCGACGAGTTCGCGAAGCTGGGGAACTGGGACTATATCAGCGAGGCATACGGCGCGTATGAAGCCGTAATGGAAGCCCTGCTGTTGGCGGTTAAGTACGAGATGGACAAGATGGCGGGTGCTATCTAAGGGAGGGAAAAGAAAATGAAAATCCTGAATCTTGAGAAAATCGTGCCGGACGAGGAAGCCAGGAAGGAACTCTTTGAGCAGCACATGATGGAAACCACGCTGCGGCTCAATGCGCCGCGCATCATCCGCGAACTCGACAACGCTTGCGACAGCAAGCGCACCGCCGACCGCATTTGGAAGATTATCTGGATGGACGTACGGAGCGGGAAGGTGAAGGACTACGGAGCCTTTCAGAAGGTTTTCCCCGGCGAATTTGATGCCTACGTTGTCTACGGAGACATCATGAATAAGCTGCTTGAAGAAATCAGCGACAAGATGGGGGCGCTTTGGAATGACTGACTTCCAACGAGCAACCGGGGTAACGATGCAGCCGGAGGAAGGCAAGGGCTTGCGCTGGTGCCCCATTGACGCGGTAATCGTCAAGCAGATTCGGGCACATCTGGGAGACAGCGCCGCAATGCGGATTGTTTACGACGCCGTCTGCAACATGGCTGGCATAAACACACCGGACGACATCACGAAGTTGACGTTCGAGCGGGCGTATAGCCGCGCATTGTCCGAGACGGGGCGGTATCAGGCGGGGGAGATTGACGCACAGGGCAATTTCATCGCGGAGGTAATCGCGACGGCTTTCGCCCTTGCGCCTAATGAAATAATAACACAGAAGGTGGTGAAATAAATGACCGAATTTGGAGGGAATGAGCTGCGGAAAGCACGAGAAAATGCAGGTATCCGGCAGTGGCAAATCGCAAGCGAAATCGGGGTTTGTGAAGCCTTAATTGGACGCTGGGAGCGAGGCGAAGCGTTCCCGTCGCCAGATGACGTTGACCGACTGGAAATCGCCTATAAAGCGCCGGGATTGTGGCATAAGTGGATGTTATCCAACTGCGATAGCTACCGCCGCCATTATCGCGGCGTAGATGAGACGACGACGGCAGGAAGCGTTCTCCGAGGGCGGTTCGCGCTTGAGGACGTGATGGTATTGCAAAGTGCAATTGAGCGCGACGTATCAGAGGACGGGCGCATTGACAACCCGATAAATCGCGATAAGTACGAGGAAGTCCTGCGAAAGGCAATTGCCTGTATGACCGACACACTTGCGAGAATCGAGAAAAGGAGTGGCGCGAAATGACGCAGTACCTCAACACCGAGCGCGTCGCCGAAATCCTCTGCATCAGCAAGGAGAGCGCCCGAAAATTTATGCGCGAAATGCCGCACATCTGCATCGGCGGCAATGCGCACGAAACCATCCGCGTAACGGTCAGCGACTTTGAGCAGGAGCTGGAGCGCCGAAAGCGTTACCCGACGCAGGAGCAGGAGAACGAGGTCATCCGCCAGCGCAAGAAGCGCAACGACCTTGTTGCGCGTGGGCTGATGAACCCTGACGGCACAATTGCCCGGAGACGTGCATAAAAAAAGCGCCCGTGACGCGGGTACAAAGCGCGGCACGAGCAGACAGAAAGGGTAAGGGGCGGTTAATCCACTTACATTCTAACACAAAAACGAAAGGAAGTCAACATATAATGGAGCAGTTTATCAGCGAAATCGAGGAAAACGAGCAGGAAGAACGCGCTGGTTTTGTCATCGACAACGACCAGAAGGCGGATTGGGCGGTTCGCCGCATTGCGGAGTTGGAAGCCGACACGCAGAAGTGGAAGGACTACTACAAGGCACAGAGTGAGCGCGTGGCGCAGTCCAACCAGCAGAGCATTGACTACTTTACCGCCCTGCTGGAAAGCTACTTCGACACCGTTCCGCACAAGGCGACGAAGACCAGCGAGAAGTACAAGCTGCCGAGCGGCGTTCTGGTTCGCAAGGCGCAAGCGCCGGAGTACGAGCGCGACGATGCGCAGATTATCGCGTGGTGCGCAGAGAATGCGCCGTCCTGCGTGGAGAACGTGCCGAAACTCAAATGGACAGCGCTGAAAGGGTTACTTGTAGAAAACAACGGGCAGGCGATTGATGAAATTACGGGCGAAGTCGTTCCCGGCATCAAAATTGTTCCGCGCGACCCGGTTTTCGCGGTGCAAAAGGGGTGAGCAAAATGGCAAGACGCTGCTGCCTGTGCGGGGCATATCTGGATAGCGGAGAGCGCTGCGACTGCGGATGCAGCCAAACGGACGAAGTACCGCGAGGGTGCAGGAAGCCCGTGCGAAGGGTTGATGAAGCCAGCCGCACGGGAGAGGATTGGCGCTGGGAGAAGTACATCAACGACCAGTATCAGAGATGGTACGAGTGCTGACAGGAGGAACGAGCATGGAAAACGGGCAGATTTACGCCGCAATCAGCGCGGCGATGGCGGACATTTCCGCAATCGGCAAGGACAAGTACAACCAGCAGCAGGGCTTTAAGTTCCGCGGCATCGACGATGTTATGAACGCCTTGAAGCCCATCCTGACGAAAAACAAGATTTTCACTGTTCCACAGGTGTTGGAGCAGACGCGAGAAATCAAGGTAACGGCGAAAGGTGGAGAACTGCGGTACAGTCTACTGAAAATCGCGTTCCGCTTCTATGCAACCGACGGCAGCTTTGTCGAGGCTGTTACGCTGGGCGAGGGCATGGATAGTGGCGACAAGGCAAGCAACAAGGCAATGGCGATTGCTTACAAGTACGCGCTTTTCCAAGTGTTCTGCATCCCGACCGAAGAAATGACCGACCCAGATGGCGAAAGCTACGAGACAAAGCACGAGACGCAGAAGAAACCAGAGCAGCCGAAGCCGCAGAGCAAGCCAACAGAGAACCCGTCGGAAACGCCGACAAACTACATTATGCGCGAGTGCGGAAACATCGGCATGGATATGCAGGAGTTGGGCAGAGTTCGCGCCGCGCTTGTGGAAGAAAATATCGTCCGCAACATCCCGACGAAAGAGATGACGATGGCGGACGCAAAGGCGCTGATGGACGCGGTGAAAGCTAATTTCCGGGAGGCATCATGATGAATCGGGCAGAACGCAGAAGAGCGGCGAAGGACATGACCCACGCCGCGCAGAGCATCATGAGGGCGCGGGGGGGCTACGAACGCGAGTATGAGCGCGGAGCGAAGGACGCGGAACGCCATGCAATCAAGATGATTTTCGCCGGGATGTGCCTTGCGATGAAAGAAGAGTTCGGATTTGGCGCACAGCGGATTCATCGGATGCTGACGGCGACGCAAAAGTATCTACAACCCGGCGCGTACTTCACAACGGCAGAATTGATTGATGAGGTTCTGGAAAAGACGGGCATCCGACTGGATTTCGACGACCCGTTTGACATGGTAGAGCGAATTGAGAAAGGGAAACGGCGATGAATGTAGTCAGCAACGTGGAAATTATGGGGCTTGTGTCGAGCGTAAAGGCAAGCCGCTATCCGATGGCAACCGACACGGAGCAATGCAGCGCGGAAGTAACGGAACGGACGATGGCGCTTGCCAACTGTCCGACGGGGAGCGGACACGACCAATTTTTGACGGGGATCGTCGTGCAGTTCGACCTCACGTTTACCGTCAAGGCGTGGGTGGAAGCTGAGCGGTATCATTTTCTGGACTTTGTTTCGAGCCAGTCCACCATGCACCGCATTATGAGCATGGACATCGACGAGCAGTGCATCGACTACGTTCGCCGGGAGACAATCGAGCTTGTGAAAAAGCTGGTTGAGGAGTACAAGGAAGAACCAACGCCGGAGAGGTATCTTGCAGTCCTCTACAACGTGCCTGTTGGCTTGCGGCTGACGGCGCGGATGACTACCAACTATCGGCAGCTCAAAACCATCTATCAGCAGCGCAAGAATCACCGTCTGCCGGAATGGAGGGCGTTCTGCGCATGGATTGAGACGCTGCCGAGAGCAGAATTTATTACTGGAAAGCGAGCTAAAGCAAATGGCTGAACGTGGGGAAGCGTATCGAGAATATCAGAGGGCTTACTATCAAGCCCACAAACAAGAGTTGCAAAAACGGTATCGCGAATATTACTGGGAGAACAAAGAACAGAAGCGGAGATATAATCGCAAGCATTACTTAGCGCATAGAGAAAAAATCTGTAAAGCTGCACGGGAACGTTATTACAAACTTAAAGCAGAACGCATGGAGAAAGGGGCGGAAAAGCTATTGGAGGGGGAAAAAAATGCTTAAAGAAGAACTTATGCCGCGCTGCCCGTACTGCGACGATGAAATGAAATACGTTGTACGCGACATTGCAAGAAGAACAGCGCGGCTTCGTTGCCCGACGTGCGATTCAGAATTTCCGCCAAAGGAGGAAGAAATGACGATGACGACTAAGCCGCGAAATCGCGTTCTGACGTGCGCCGAAGCCGTTAAGCAAAACAAAAAGACGGCGATTTTGTGGCTTGAACTTCGAGACAACATCCCGATTTGCGTATGTCTAAAAACGGCTGTATATCCGTGGCGCGTTATACCCAGCAACATCGGCATTGGTTCATTTAACGTCTACATGGGGGACTATGGCACAAAGTGGAGATGCTGGGAGAAAGAGCCGACACGAGAAGAAACCAAACGCGAGCCGTGGAGTGAGCCATGATTGCGACAATCGGCAAGGTCATCGAGCAACCGGGCAGCCTGACAATCCAGACTGTCCGACCCGATGCGGAAAACTTATCCGATACCGTCACGGTGCTTTGGCAGGACTGCCGCACAATTAGTCCAGAGCAACGGCGAAAGGCGTGGGCGCTGATTGGCGAGATAGCCGCCGCGACTGGCTACATCGGACAGGGCGACAAGAGCGACCTCAACACGATGCTTAAGGCGGAGTTTCTGCGAGCGCGAATCGACAAACTGCAAGCGGAGGCAATCAAGGCATTCAGCCTGTCCGACGTGGATATGACAACCGCACGGCTTTACATCGATTGGCTGGTTGAGTTCTGCGTTATCAACGACATTCCGACAAAACAGCCGCTTGTGGAGTACGCGGAGGACATCGGCGCGTACATCTACGCTTGCGTGATGCACAAGCAGTGCGCCGTCTGCGGACGCAGACCGTCAGACCTCCATCACTGGGAGCGCGTTGGCATGGGAGCAGACCGCACGGAAATCAATCATATCGGGCTGACTTGCGAACCGCTTTGCCGGATACATCACACGGAGTGCCACACGATGGCACAGGCGGATTTTGACGAGAAATACCACATTCAGCCCGTAAAAATCGACGAAAAAATAGCGAAGCTGTACAAGCTGGGGAGGAAAAGCAATGAACAAGCTGACAATCATCGGAAATCTGACGCGCGACGTTGAGTTGCGAACGACGCAGAGCGGCAAGAGCGTCGCCAACTTCACGCTTGCGGTCAATCGCCGCGCGAAACCGGGCGAAAAGGCGGAAGCAGACTTTTTCCGCGTGTCCGTTTGGGACAAACAAGCGGAAACGTGCCAAAAGTATCTTGCCAAGGGACGCAAGGTGTGTGTGATTGGCAGCGTCAGCGTCAGCACATACACCGCCAACGATGGAAGCACACGCGCGACGCTGGAAGTTTTCGCGCAGGATGTTGAGTTTTTGGACAGCGCGAAACAGGATGCACCGCAGACGGCGCATGAGGCGGCTCAACCGCCCGCGCAGAGTTACACCCCGGTATACGATGAGGATTTGCCGTTCTAACGGAGGGAAAAAGTAAATGGATCTTGAGTATGTGACGATTCAGACAATCATGGCAGAAGATTTTTCCTACCTGACGGACGAAGAAGCGGGGAAAGCAATCAAGGCGTATCTTAATTACGCAACGTCCGGGGAAAGCAAAGCGCCGGAAGGGAATGCCATCTTTGTTTATCTTTCGCTCAAACGCGAGTTCGACCGCGTGATGAAAATTCGCGAGGAGAGGGCGGAAGCCGGACGCGCTGGTGGTCGCCCGAAAAAGGCGAAGCCTGAACCGGCACAGCTCAATCCCGAAACAGAGCAGAAGCCCGAAGTGCATACCCCTGCACCCTTCATCAGCGACGAAGAAGCAGCAGAAATCCAGCAAGGCACAAACGATGCGCTGGACGAAGCAAAACGGCAAGGATTCCCCGACACGACGGCGACGATGGAGACGCTCAACCAGCTTGTGGCGGACAACGGCGCGGAAGAGGTGCTAGAATGCGTGAAAATCGCCGGAGAATCCGGGAAGCCTAACATCCGATACCTCAAGGGTGTAATCAATGGACGCGCGAAAGAGAAACAGGAGAAAGAGCGACGAGAGCAAGCGCGGATTGAGGCGGAAAAGCACCCGATAAGGTTTATCAATAGCACGGATGAAATTGAAGTGCACGAACCGCCGAAAGTCAAACAGAGAGATGTATTCATGAGCTGCGTTAAAAACCAGCCAACGGAGCATCCAGAGATACGGACAAAGCTGGAAGAATTAGCGAGAGCGTGGAGTAGTTAAAGATGGACGCATACATCAACGAGGACGCGGAAAAAAGCCTAATTGGGCTTGCGATGCAGGATGCAATCGTAGCGCAAGAGGTTGCCGCACTGTCTGATAGCTTGTTCGGATTAAAGCAGATGCAAGCCTGTCAGCGCGGAATTATGCGTCTTGTGAAGCAGGGGAAACAGGTTGACCTTGTGACTTTGGATGCAGAAGTGCAATGCGACCTCCAAGATACCGCCCTCTTGATGCAATGCGTGCAAATGGGCATTTCGCCCGTAATGTCGCGGCAGTACATAGCGATTTTGGCGGAGTGCGCGAAACGCCGCGAACTTGCGACGCTGGCGCGAAAAATCCTGCAAGATGTAGGCAATCCCGGCGCGTCGGTGGAATCGTTGCAAGCGGATTGCGCGGCGGCGGCACAGTCGTCAACCGCTGTTAATGATGGGGTGACGATGCACGAAGCGTCGCTCATGCTTGCCAATTCTTTCGACAAGAAGGATGGCGTAACTTGTGGAATAGCAGACCTTGACGTAATGCTGGGCGGCTTCAAGCCGGGACAGTTAATCTACATCGGCGCACGTCCTGGTGTCGGTAAAACGTCGCTTGCTATCTGCATGGCAAAGTACGTTGCGGAGCACGGCGGCGGGGTGCTGCTTGTGTCGCTTGAAATGAACCCGGTTGAAATTGCGGCGCGTTTCATGGCGAATGAATCCGGTGTGGACTTGCAAAAAATCTCCACAGGCAAAATGGAATTAGAGGATTTCGCGCAGATTTCGCCCTGCTATCAGGCGCTTGCAGATTTACCAGTCACCATCGAAGAAAGAGCGGTTACGCCAATCCAAATCCGCAACGCGGCGGCAAAAATGAAGGCAAGCAAGCAGGGGTTAAGCATGATTGTGGTTGATTATATCCAACTCATGCGAGCCGACGAGAAATGCGGAAACCGTACGGAAGAGGTGACGCAAATCAGCCGCGAATTGAAGCTGATGGCGATGGATTTAGGCGTTCCGCTGCTTTGCATGACGCAGTTCAACCGCGAGAGTGAAAAGGGATTCGGCAAATCGACAAGAAGCGAGCCGGATATGTCACAAGCGCGAGACAGCGGCGCAATTGAGCAGGACGCGAACGTGTTTCTCATCCTACACGAGCCAGAAGAACCGCAGGACGCGAACAGCGACAGATGGCAGATGTACCACAATTGCCAAGCAAACGGGTTGACGTGGCAGACGTGCCGAATCAGGAAGAACAGAAACGGCGCAACGGGAGTTGTGAATCTGGGGTTTGATAAGCCGCACATGCGGTATACTTGCTTAAAAAAAGACTAAGAGGAGGCGCGAACAATGTTTAACCCGAAACCCTGTCCACTATGCAGCGGGATAAAACTGGAAACGTGGCGCACGATTATCCCGTCCCCGCCCCGGCGGTATCAAATCGTGTGCGCCGCATGTTACTACTGCGGCAGGGAAGCCCTGACAAGGCGAGGTGCAGTGCTGAAATGGAATATCGACGAAAGGAGAAAGAAGAATGCAGGATTGTAAACTGAAACCGTGTCCGTTCTGCGGGGAACGAAAAATCGAACTGGTAGAACCTGATTATTTTTTCGGCAGTTGGTTTTGCGAATGCACTGCGTGCAGACAAGCCATTGCAGCAGGAGAAACGCAGGAAAAGGCAATGAAGAAGTGGAATCGTCGTGCGCCGGGATGGTTCTCAGTGGACAAGGTGCTGCCGCTAAATAGAACGCACGTCATCGGATTTGATATAGAAAGTGGGTGGAACTATCCATTGTTGTATTTTTATCCAGATACAAAGGAGTTTTTGGACGAAGCATACGACTACAAGCCTGTGAGCATCACGCACTGGATGCCATACCCGGACGCGCCGGAGGAGGAAGACGACGATGAGTGACGAGAAGCGACCTGTGATTTGTCCATACTGCGGTGGAGAGATGCGGCACAAAACGGTGGAGTTCCAGCACGTTCTTTTCCACTTTTTTGAGTGCGAATGGGGAGCGTGCGGCGGTACAAGCCCGAAGCATCTGACGCTGGGAAAAGCCTACAAAGCAGCAATGACGCGCTGGCAAGAGCCGAACAAGGTGCTGACGCTGGAAGAACTGCAAACGTATATCGGTTACGCTTGGTACGAAGGCGACCATAAGTGGTATCACAGCAGCTTTGACTACCCGGTCTGGATTGAAGATGGTAAGTACAACTACGAAGGAGATTTGTACGACATCCCTGATGTGGAAGGACGCTTCTGGCTGCGGAAGCCGACGAAAAACGAGCAGGAAAACACGCCGTGGGAGGACGAAGGAAGATGAATGAGTACAAAAACCGTGTGCTGTCCCTTGCAGAGCTTGCGGTAAGCGCAGAAACGCTCGCATGGATTGAAGATAACAACGGGGACGACGAGCCGTGCGTCCGTGCGCGAATGGTAACGTACTGGGAAGGTAAAAGCCACCGCATATATTTCGACGGCGGACGCACATGGTACGCCGATTACACCTACGGCGAGACGTGGCGCTGCTGGATGCGGAAGCCGACGGAGAAAGAAATGGCAAACGCACCGTGGGAGGAAAAACAAAAATGAAATATGAGTTTACTGGCGAAGTGAAATACATCGGCCGTAAGATATTGCATCGAATCCGTGCAGTGCGAGACATCCCGGAATACGAGATTAAAAGCGGCGACATGGGAGGATGGCTCGAAACAGAGAAAAATCTTTCACATAACGGCTCAGCGTGGGTGACGGATTCTGCGGTGGTGATGGACGCGGCGTGCGTGACGGGAGATGCGTGTGTGATGGATTCTGCGCGGGTGACGGGTTTGTCGCTGGTGGCTGGAAATGCGTTGGTGATGGGAAATGCGCGTGTGATGGGAAATGCGCGTGTGATGGGCACGGCGCGCGTGACGGACGCGGCGTTGGTGACTGGCGCGGCGTTGGTGACTGGCGCGGCGTTGGTGACTGGCGCGGCGCGTGTTATGGGTTTGGCGTTGGTGAAGGATTCGGCGCGCGTGACGGGTTCGGCGTTGGTGAAGGATTCGGCGCGCGTGACGGGTTCGGCGTTGGTGACAGATTCGGCGTGTGTGACTGGCGAGGCGTGTGTGACGGGAAAGGCGTTGGTGACGGATTCGGCGCGCGTGACGGGAAAGGCGTTGGTGACGGATTCGGCTGATTACATCGCCATCGGAGCAATCGGTAGCCGTGACGACACAACCACTTTTTACCGTGGCAAAGATGGGGGAATATACGTCGCCTGCGGATGCTTCAGCGGCTCAATTGACGACTTTGCTGCAAAAGTCAAGGAAGTCCACGCCGGGACAAAACACGAAAGGACGTACCTGTTGGCAATCGAGCTGGCAAAAGCGCAGATTGGGACGGCAGAGGAGGAACGCTGATGGAGATGGTGACGCTGCCCGCGGCGGTGCTTTTCGGCACGATGATTGGTTTGGGAGTGACGGGCTTCCTGCTGGCGAAGGAAACGCGCCCGTGGTATGTGTACATTCTGCTGGCGCTCGTCAACTGTTTCATTTCGATTCTTGTTTACGCCGGAACGGATGCGCTTGCCGCGTGGTTGGGGGGATGACAATGACGGTTATCGGTCTGCTGTGTCTGCTGGCGGCTACGGTATGTGTTGCTTGCGCATTTATCAATAAGGAGTGATGATGGTTGTGAGAGAATTGCAAGATGAGATTGTAACGGTTGTGTTTTCCGAACTTCTTCGAGCGCAGAAAGAGCATGGAGAGACGTTTAACTCCATGCCGGAGGCGTTTTCTGTCATCTGGGAGGAAATCGAGGAGGCGAATGAAGAGATGCAGCGCGTTCGACAAAAAGCAAATGACGTATGGCTCGCAAATCGCCGGGACGATGCAGATGCGTTTCGGATGTGCGCGAGCAAAACAGCAGCGGCAGCTACACTGCTTGCTTGTGAAGCTGTGCAAGTTGCGGCAATGTGCATGAAGGCGCAGAAAGGAGGTGCAGCATGGTCGAAAAGCAAGATTGGCTGAACGCGCTGACAATCTGCCCGGTTTGCAACGCAGCAATGAAGCGATACACTACGATTGATGTACAAGGAGGCGCATGGGTAAAATGTACAAATCCAAAGTGCGGACTACATGGCGTTCTATTTATGCCGATGTAACCCCAACGGAAGATGAAGAGCAGGAAGCCCTTTTCCGCTGGGCAGATGCTCAAAGCGCAACGAAGCCGTGGCTAAAAGGAATGTTCGCCATCCCGAATGGCGGTTATCGCGCCAAAGCAACCGCCGCGAGGATGAAGCGAACCGGGACGCGTGCAGGAGTGCCTGACATCTTCCTGCCCGTCTCCAACGGACGCGAACACGGGCTTTTTATCGAGATGAAGCGGTGCAAGGGCGGGACGGTATCGACATCACAGAAAGAGCGCATGAAGATGCTGACTGCCGAGGGATACCGTTGTGTTGTGGCAAAGGGCTGCCAAGAAGCGATTGATGCGATTATGCGATATATGGACGGAGAGTGAGACAATGCTGGACACCGACGACATCCGGTACTCTTTTTGGCTGGAGAAAGAGCTGGAAAAGAACGTCAAGCGGCTTGCGGGGAACGTTTCGCGCGGATGCAAAAGCCGCCACGATGCCTACAAAGTCAGGGCGACGCAGGACGCAATCAGACGGCTAAACGGCGAGAAGGAGGCAAACGGGGCAATCGAGAAGGTACAAGATATGCTGTACACGGAGCTAATGAGCGGACAGATTCGCCCTGCGCTGTATACAGCTGTCATCAAGGCGTTTGAAGGGGTAAAATAATCGTGGGCGGTTGCGGGAGGGGAAAATGATTGACTTAAAGCGGATGCGGTATCTCATCAGGCGGTATCCTATGGCTTGCTTGCGTGCGGAACAGGCGCGGATTCGGGCGCAGAAGCTGACGCGGACAATCAGCGACGCGCCGCGCGGGGGTGGGAGCATGAACAGCACGGAGGAAGGGCTGCTGTATCGCGTCGAGGCGCTGGAGCGCAAGAAAGCAATCTGGGACGAGTTGTGCAGGATGCGCGAAGAGCTTGCGCCGCTGGTTGATGCGCTGGAAAGTCCGCTGGAAGTGCAGTGCATGAGGATGCGGTATCTGGAAGGGCGGAGTGTCCGGGAAATCAGCTACAATCTGGCATATTCCGAGCAGCACGTCTTCCGCGTGATTGGAAACGCGGAACGGAAAATCCAGAGCGCGGAATAAGGCGGTCGCGCATCGAAAGGTGCGCGATTTTCTTTGCAAAAATCGCAAAAAAATGTGATTTACCCCTTGACATATACAGCGGTATATGCTATAATAATAGTGTCAGAAGGGCGGTACAAAAAAGCCCCCGACAGAAAGGGAAAGACAATGACTGATAAAGAAAAAAGCGCGGCGCTGTTTGAACAGCACCGCCAAATGACCAAGGCGTGGGAAGCGCAAATTGACGCACTCAACCAAGAAGAAAGCATCACCGACGAGGAATACGAACAGAAGCTCATGGAGCTTTACAATCAACACAAAGAAAAAGCGGATGCGGTTTGGTTGAAAGCGTTTGCACTGCGATTTCCGAAGCGCAAGGGCTGGTTCGCGGAAGTTTTCGCGCCTTCGTTCGGGATTTGCGAAAACAAGAAACTTTCGCCGAAGCAAACACAAGTGTTCGTCGATTACTGCATCAGTGATGCGGATACATGGCGGAATGGCAATACGTACTGCCGGTTTGGAGACAAGCTGGTAACGCTCACTCGCCCGCGTTACGCAAATGGATGCGGGTACGTTACAATAAGGCAACTGTAAATGAATGGAAGGGAAAACACAGTGATGCTGACGCTGACGAAGGAAGAATACAGAGAGCTTAAAAAGCATGGTCACCTTGAAAAAGATGGTTGCGTGTACAGCCACCTTGCAAAGCTGGACGGGAAAATGGTCGCAGTCTGCGAAAGAGCGAACGATTTGGACTACATCGTCGAGGTGAAGCGTGAAAAGCAACAGCTTGCAAAATCAACCATCATATGCTACAATATCCCCGAAAGGGGTTGTGGCAATGCGTAAAGAGTATTACCAAGGGGACATTTCCGTCCGCGCGATGAAGAAGTATCGAGAAAAAGAAGGAATCAAGACGGTGCGCTTCGACGTTCGCGCTGGGAGCAAAGAGGCGCTGGAAGAAGAAGCAAAGCGCCGTGGTCTCTCGGTGGCGCAGCTAATCGTTGATTCCGTAAACGCTTATGTCGGGCGTGCGATAATTACCAACAGAAAACAATAACAGCATGGGGCGCATCCGCTGGGGTGCGCCTTTTTCGTTGCGCAAAAAGTTTGCAAAAATCGCAAAAAAAATGTGATTTAGCCCTTGACATATACGGCAGTATATGCTATAATAATAGTGTCAGGAGGGCGGTACAAATAAAAGCCCCCGACAGAAAGAGGTAAGAATTATGAAGTTCGCGAGCATCAAGAAGGGCATCCGCATCACCGAGGAAATGAAAAAGAAGCTGGCAGCCAATTGGTTCTGCGAAACGAAAACGTACTGCTACGAGTTGCAGTACGGGGACGAAACGATGGATGGCGACTACGAGCGCAGCATCGTTCGCTGGAAGAAAGGCGAAGAGTACAAGCCTTCCGAAGTCGTTGCAACGCTGGCGTGAACAGGAAGGAGGAGCAAGCACCATGTCAAACGAAGAAATCATCGCCAAGTCCGCCATCAGCGCGGGCATCTTCTCCGAAGAGGAAGCCGCAGCCTACATCATGAACGGGTTGCGCCTCCCGATTCACACCTTCGCCGAGTGGAAGAATCACGGGTACATGGTTAAAAAGGGCGAACACGCCGCGCTGGTCGTGAGCATCTGGAAGCCCAAGACGCGCAAGCAGAAGAAGGACGACGAAAAGAACGTTGACGCAAAGGAAGAAAATAGCGGGTTCTTCATGACGACCGCCTACTTGTTCACCAAGCAGCAGGTGGAAGCAATCAAGCCCGCATAATCGCAACAAAATGCCGCCTGAGAGACGCCGGAGCAATCAGGCGGCATAATTATAAGCAAAAACAAGCAAGCCGTTAGAACACGAAATAGGCGGCATTGCTGGCAATGGCAAAAACAAAAACATATAGAAATAAAAAAATGAGAGTTATGAGAGTAATTTCCGTGATATAATGTAAAATGTAAAAGCAGGCAAGAAAGACGCAAGCAGTAATGCAAGCGCCTTTTTTGTTGGAAGAGGCGACTATGGAAGTGCTGCTCTTGCCTCTTCAGCGGCGGGATTTATGCGCGATGCGCTTTGTTGCGTTGGTGGGGACGCGACGGACGAAGAGGAGGGAAAAATGGAGCAATTGACGCTTGCGGAAGCATCGGAGGAGTACAAGGCGTTTGTTGATAAGTTCAAGCCGAAACTGACAACGGACGATTGCTATACGCCGCCGAACATTTACGAAACGGTGAAAGAGTGGGTGTTCGAGCATTACAACCTTGACAAAAGCACGAAGGTGATTCGTCCATTTTATCCGGGCGGCGATTACGAACACGCAGAATATCCAGAAAACAGCATCGTCATCGACAACCCGCCATTCTCCATCCTCTCAAAAATCGAAAAATTCTACCTTGCGCGTGGAATCCGCTTCTTCTTGTTTGCACCCGGAACTGCTTGTTTCAAGCCGTACAACGGATTACATTGCGTCTGTGTCGGGTACAGCGTGACATACCAAAACGGCGCAAAAGTCAATACGGGATTTGTAACAAACTTGGGGGGGCATTTGGTTGAGACTGCGCCGGACTTATACCGCAGAATAAAGGCAGCAGACGCAAAAAACGTAAAAGAGCAGAAAAAGCAGCTTGCCAAGCTGAAATTTCCGCCGCAAGTCGCAACCGCCGCGCAACTCAACCAGCTTTCCGCGAAAGGACAATACTTCACGCTCGACGAGAAGAACGTTTTTTTTGCAAGAACGCTCGACAACGCGAAGAAAGGCGTTTTTGGGGCTTGCTTCCTGCTGTCGGAGAAGGCAGCGGCAGAAAGAGCAGCAGCAGAAAGAGCAGCAGCAGAAAGAGCAGCAGCAGAAAGAGCAGCAGCAGAAAGAGCAGCAGCAGAAAGAGCAGCAGCGTATCACATTGAGCTATCAGAGCGAGAAAAGGAAATCATCAAAGGGTTAGGAGGTGCGGCGGAAACGTGACGGACTTTGACCTCGACATCCCGGAAATCCACTTCCCCGACACAATCGAACTTGACGACGATATAGACTTCTCTGTCGCTGACTTCTCCATCGTAGACGAGGAAGAGCAGACGCGCATCATAAAGCCAAAGATGGCAAAGTCGGCAATCTACAACAAGGCGGATTTTCAGTACGCACGCGACCTTGCCGCAAAAATTTGTCTGGAACGCAACGCACGGACTACCTGCATCGTTCCGGGCAATTTCATTTTTGGCGACTTGCCGGAAGCGCTTGTGATGTATCGCGGCATCGACCTCAAAACAATCTACTGCTCTACGTTGTCACTATCAGAAAATAACGTTGACAGCTTCAAAAATCTGCTGCTTTTCCGCAACGTGGAGAAAATCAATCTGATGCTATCCGGCTACTTCTACAGCCACTACAAAACGGATTTAATTCCGTACTTGTATGAGGAACTGGACATCGACAACAAATTGCAAGTGACGTTCACAAACACGCACATGAAAATCCTGCTGATGGAAACGCACAGGGGGAATCATTATGTGCTGACGGGGAGCGCGAATTTGCGGAGCGCGTCTTGCCTGGAGCAGTTCGACTTCGAGGAGAACGCGGAGCTGTTCAACTTCTACAAGGAAGCGTTCGACAATCTCATTGACAAGTATAAAACAATCGACTACACGAAACCAAAAATCGTAAGGGGGAATAAAGCATGGCAAGCGGTTCGGGGCGAGCGCTAAGAAACGGTTCTGCGCTGGCAAAGAAATCATCTGGCGCATACCAGCGCCGAGTAGCATACACCATCAACCGGCAGACAGGCGAAATCCGCAGGCAGCCCAAGAGGTGACATGAATGCCGAGAGGAACTCATCCTAATAGCCTTGCAAACCTTCAAAAGGGGAAAAGGTTCGGGAGCGGGAAGGACGGGGCGACGAGTGACGCGAGGAAAGCGCACGAAAAAGCAACGCAGGCGCGCAAAGCAAATTTTACCGTCAAGGAGCTGATGCTCAATCTGCTTGACGAGCCGTTGCAAAATGGCGGGACGTTGCGAGAAGCACTTGTGAAACGCACCGTCAAAATGGCAGCAGACGGGAATTTACCCGCTTTTCAGTATATCATGCGGATTATCGGGGAAGACCCCGGTGACATCGTCAACATCAAAACGCCGCAGTTGTCCGAGGACGCGAAAGCAGACATCGACAAGCTGCTGAAAGATACGCGGGGAGAAGTAAAATGACGACGCTGACGCGGGATGAAGTGTGGAACATTTGGCGATACCATCCCGCCGCCGTCGGAAGAATGTGCGGATTCCGTGATTTAACGGACGAACTGCACGGACGCTGGATGCAGCACATCATCTTCGGAGCGGACGATTACACGCTCCAAGCACACCGCCTATCCTACAAGTCCTCCTGCCTTTCCGTTGCGCTGGCAATGTGGTGCGTCCTTAACCACGGAAAAAACGCGATTTTCATGCGAAAAACCGACAGCGACGTTGTGGAAAGCATTGCGCAAGCGAAAAAGGTATTCGCGAACGAGGCTTTTTGCTACATGGCGCAAATCCTCATGCAGCAGGACGTTCAACTGCTGAAATCAGGCGGCAACTGTATGACGGTGAGCGTGTACGATTCGCCGCGTGGCGCTGACCAGCTAATCGGCATCGGCTGCGGTTCGTCCATGACGGGCAAGCACGCAGATTTGATTGTGTGTGACGACGTTGTAAACCTTAACGACCGCATCAGCCGCGCAGAACGAGAGCGCACCAAGGGCGTTATACAGGAGCTGCGAAACATCGTCACCCGCGACGGGCGAATCGTTTTCATCGGCACACCGTGGCACATCGAGGACGCGTTCACGATGGTTGCACCGCCGGAAAAGCACGACTGCTATTCCACCGGGTTGATTGCGCCGGAGAAACTGGAAGAACTGCGGAAGTCCATGTCACCGTCGCTGTTTGCCGCGAACTACGAGTTGCGCCACATCGCCGCCGAAAACGCGCTGTTCGACACGCTGCCGACGTTCACGCCGGAGGCGGAAAAGCTGCGGGACGGCATCGCGCACGTTGATGCTGCCTATGGCGGCGAGGACTACACCGCGCTGACGTGCGCCAAGAGGGACGGAGATACGCTGTATTTGTACGGGCACTTGTGGCGCAAGCACGTTGACACGCTGATGGAGACACTGCAATCGGAGACGGAGCGCCTCATGTGCGCCCCGATTTACTGCGAAACAAACGGCGACAAGGGATATTTGGCGCGGGAATTGCGCCGCCGCAATATGGCGGTACGCGCATACCCGGAGAAAATGAACAAGTACCTAAAAATCAGCACATACCTCAAAAAGTGGTGGGGGAATATCGTGTTTTTGGAAGGCACAGACAGGGAATATATCGCGCAGATTATAGACTACACCGAGGACGCGGAGCACGACGACGCGCCGGACAGTGCCGCGTGCTGCTGCCGGATTCTCGACAGGAGCGGCGCGAGTTTGTATGTTGGGGGGTGATACAGATGTTCACAAAAATCACATGGCAGGACTGGCAGAACGAGCCGGACAAAGGAAAGGCGACGCTGGCGGTTATTGGTGCGTACAAGCACAGCGAGGACTTTGACAAGGCTGGAATCGCGCAACGATACTACGAGGCGCAGAACGATACCGTTTCCGCGAAGGTCGTGCTGCGAGCTACCACATCAGAATCGGAGCAAAAAACCGCCGACGGGAAAACAGTCAAAAAGAAGGGGACGGCGACGGAAGCAGTCCCCGGACAGCGCATTTACAGCGACTTTTTCCGCCGCTTCACCATGCAGCAGGCTAATTATCTGCTGGGGAACGGCGTGGAGCTGGAAAACGACGCGATGAAGGGCAGGCTGGGAATCGGGTTCGACACGACACTTGCGAAAATCGGACTGTATGCGCTGGTACACGGCGTTTGCTGGGGCTATTGGAATCTCGACCACGTTGAGATTCTGCGAGCGTACACAGACAAAAACAGCGGATTTGTGGCGCTGCTGGACGAACTGACGGGCGAACCGATGGTTGGTGTGCAGTTCTGGCAGATTGGCGACGACAAGCCGCTGATGGCGCGTGTGTTCGAGCCGGACGGCGTGACGGTGTACAAGACGCGCGAAAATGCCTCTGATTTGGAGGTGGCGCAGGAGAAACGCGCTTATAAACGCACATACGCGAGGGACATCACAGGCGAGCGCCTTGTCTCCGAGGAAAATTATAGCGCACTGCCGATTGTGCCGCTGTACGCGAACGACAAGAAGCAGACGGAACTGACGCTGGCGATTCGTTCCAAAATCGACCTGTATGACATCGTACTTTCCGACTTTGGAAACAATCTGGAGAAAGCGAACGATGTTTACTGGGTGCTGAACAACTTCGGGGGCAACTTCGACGAGGTTGCGCTGATGCTGGAACAGATTCACAGACTGAAAGCAATCGCAAACATTTCCGACGGCACGTCATCCAGCACAGTAACGCCGGAGACGTTTGAAGTGCCGTATGCCGCGCGTCAAACCGCGCTGGAACTGCTGGAACGGCAGCTATACCGCGATTATATGGCGCTGGATGTGTCGGAGCTGACGGGCGGCAGCCTGACGAACGTTGCAATCCGAGCAAGCATGGCGAATCTGGATTTGAAGGCTAACGCCTACGAATGGCAGTGCTTTGAGTTCGTGCAGAAGTTACTGCGGATTCTGGGCATCGAGACGGAGACAATCCGCTTCAAGCGGCAGACGATTGCCAACGAAAGCGAAATCATCCAGAACATCTACACTGCGCAGGGGGATTTGGACAAGGAGACGCGTCTGAAACTCAACCCGATGATTCTGTCAGAGGAAATCGACGACATCATGAAGCGTGGGGAGGAAGAATCGCTTCTTGGCATCCGCATGGCGCAACAGGCAATGCAGAAGACAGGCGAGGAGGAAGAAGATGCTGTATCTGATGGTGATTCTGCAAGTGCTGGCGGCGAATAACGTCGTCGTTCCGGGCTGGCTTTTGTGCATCGGCTGGTGGATGGTAGCGGTTCGACTTGTCTTGCGCATCCTGATTGCATTTTTTGACACTGGGGAGACGGGCAAGCCGTGACGGACGTGGAGCGCAACGATTTGCGCGAAGCCGCACTGCAAATGCGCATAAAGTCGATGTACCAAGAGGCGCTTGACATCGCCACGGAGCGCCTGAAAGACTTCTTGCGGAAAAAGCAGCAAGTGGACGAAGGCAAGATAAAGCCGCCCGCATACTACGACACGCCAGAAAAGGTAGAGAGGTGGAAAGCTGGTTTTCTCCGCGAACTCATCCGCCAATACCGGGTGGAAGAAGTCATCATGGAAGAAATCTGCAAGGCAGGGAACCGGGCAACCGACGACATCCGCAACACGATGGGCGACGTGTACGCCGATAGTTTAGGCGAGGCGCAAACCGTCATCGAGGCACAGGCAGACCGCGCGGGTGTCAAGGTGTCGTTCGCGCAGCCCAACAAGCGCGAAATCAAGGCGATTTTCGCCGCGAACGAAACAGCATTTACGAAGCTGGCGTACAAGAATCTTGGACAGAACACCGAGATTCGCCACAAACTGCAAAACGCGCTGGCGCTGTCATCCACGCTTGGCGAGGACAGAAAAAAACTGATGAACCGCATCAGCGACATCACAGGACAGAGCGAGTGGCAAGCGCGGAGAGTAGCGCAGACAGAGCGGACGCGCTCACAGAGCCAAGCGAGTTACGCCGCGTCGCAAGAAGCCGCAGACCAAGGCGTAACGGTTTACAACAAGTGGTTCTGCCGTTTCCAGAATAGCCGTGAAGCGCATATGGCGCGACATGGCAAGATGGCAAAGCAGGGCGAGTGTTTCCCGAACAGCAACATCCGCTTTCCGGGCGACCCGAACGGCAGCGCAGCGGAAACAATCAATTGCTACTGCATGATTATGCCGAAAGTCATCCTGTCCACCGAGTATGTGGACGAAGATGGCAACATCCGAAAGAGGGAAAAGAAATGAGCGGGTTTGTAGACCACACGCCGGAAATCAATCAGAAGCTGGAACAGGCAATGTTTGTCGGGCTTTTGGCGGTTGCGCAAGAATCCGTCGGCATGGTACGCGAGAAGATGGTTACTGGCTATGAGCATAAGGTGTACGACACTGGCAACCTTGCGAGAAGCATCACCGCCGACATCGACCCCGATAACAACAGCGTGACAATCGGCACAAACGTTGAGTACGCGCATTATGTACACGATGGACACGCGGGACACGCCGTTTTCTTTCCCAAGTTGGGCGACAAAGGCGAGTTCCGCGTCATGCCGGGAGGGTACACCCCCGGCAGACCGTTCATGACGGACACATTTGCGGATTCTGCAAACGCGGAACGCCTTGTGGACATCATGGCGGATGTAATCAAGCAGAATATGGACTAAATACAGCAACATCAGCGCATGGCAAAGCACCGCCGTGCGCTGTTTGCATATAAGCGGAAAGGCAAAGCACCGCCTACCCGCAAACAATCAAAGGCGCAAAGCATCGCGCCCCGAAGCAAAGGAGATTGAACCATGAATATCCTCACCAGAAAGAACCTGAAAGCCCTGAACGTGCCTGATGAAGCGATTGACGCAATTGTGGAAGCACACAGCGACGCAATCAACGACATCAAGGCGGAGCGTGACAAGTACGCGGAACAGGCGAAGCAGATTGCAGCGCTGACCACGGAGCGCGACACGCTCAAACAGCAGCTTGCCGACGCGAAGAAGAGCGACGGCGATGCGCAGAAGATTCAGGAGGCGTTCGACGCCTACAAGCAGCAGGTGGAAACGGAAAAGAAAACTGCGACGCTGACAACAGCCGCGAGAAAGCTGCTGACCAGCAAGGGAATGCAGGAGAAACTTGCAGACCTCGTGATGGCAAAGCGCGGACTGGACGGCATCGAACTCGACGACAAGGGCGCAATCAAGGACGGCGACAAGCTGATTGACGCGCTAAAGGGCGAGTATGGCGACCTTTTCTCCACGCAGCAGCAGCAGGGTACACCTACCACAACCCCGCCGAGCGGCGGCAATGCCACGCACGGCAGCGGACGCGCCGCAGCACTGGCGGCGAAGTACGCGCAAGATATGTATGGCGCAGTTGCGCCGGAAGGAGCAAATAAATGAGTTTTACCAGCAAGGCAACCGGGACTGTTTACCAGCCCGGTTATTTCCTCAAAAACGCGGAGGACGCAATCCGCGAAACCAAGCAGATTAAGCAGTCGGGCGCTACCACCGCCGAAAACGGCGCGAAGTACGTCAAGATGGGGACTGTTTACCCCGCGAACGACGGCACTGCCGTCGGCATCGTGTACGAGGACGTGGACGTTACAAGCGGCGATATGCCCGGCAGCGTCGTGACGCGCGGCACGGTTTACGAGAGCCGTCTCCCCGCCACAATCAACAGCACCGCCAAGAGCGCACTGACGGCAAAGGGCTTCTACTTCATCGCCGCCGAAGCCGCGACGGTGCGTCCGTACTGACGAAAGGAGAATACCATGCAGATTCCGTCTTTTGAGAACAATATTTTCGGTCTGATTCCCAAGGAAGAGTGGTTGGACGTTGGCTTCAATGTCACCCGTCCGAACGACCCGGTGGACGCGCTGTTCCCCGACGAATACAGTGAAAATCTCGTGGCTAAGTGGCAGGAGATTGCCAACCAGTACCAGCTTCCCGTGATGGCGGACTTCCACAGCTTCGATAGCCGGACAAACATCGCCACCCGCATTCCCGTCGATACCCACAGCATCGAAAAGGGACTGATTAAGGTCAAGATTAACCAGTCCGAGCGTATGCGTGCGCTGCTGCGTTCCGGCGTGCAGAATGACGCTATGTACGACTACGTTATCCGTGACGGCATCACGCTTGCCGACCGAGTTGTGACGCGCACCAAGGTTGCGAAGAACGAGGTTCTGGCGACTGGCAAGATGACCATCAAGGAAAACGACCTCGACTTGACCATCGACTACGGCGTGAAGCCGGAACAGACGGAATTCACGTTCGATTTCAGCGAGGACGCGGACATCCCGGCACAGATTCAGTTCGTGGTGGACACCGCTCTGGACGCTGGCACGACGCTGGACACCATCGTTACGAGCCGCAAGGTTATCAACAAGATTCGTGCAAACCGTGCAATCCAGAAGCGCATCAACGGCACGTTGAGCGAGGGCGCGTATGTGAACAACGCCGCGCTGGATACGTTCCTTTCCACGGAGTACGGCATCAACCGCGTTATTACTAACGATTTGCAGTACACCATTGATGGCGGCATCGGCGCGGACGGGCGACCGATTCGAACCACGAAGCGCTATTTCCCGCAAAACAAGATGACGTTCCTCGGCACGGGCAGCGCCATGACGCGCATCGGCGCGGGCTTGTGGGGGCAGACCCCGGAAGAGACGGTAAACACCGCGAACACGGGGCTTAACGTCAACCAGTCCGGTCAGCACCGCTATGTGATGGTGTCGCAGTGGGTGGAAAACGACCCTGTCGTTCTTTGGACGCGGGCGTCCGGCTTGTTTATGCCGGTTATCTTCAACCCGCAAAGCATCTGGATTGCAACCATCACGGACGCGGCGACGGGGCAGTTGACGGTCTCCTCTGCCGCTGGCACGGGCAAGGGCAACACGACGCTGACTGTCAGCCCCGCGAAGGAATCCAGCTCCAACCTGTACAAGGTGAAGGCTGGCACGACCGCGCCTGCTGCGACCTATGGGCAGAATGTCCGCACTTGGAGCAACTGGGACGGCACGTCTGACCTTGCGATTGCGACGGGGCAGAAGGTGACGGTTGCGGAATGCACCAGCGACTACCGCGTGATTCGCTCCGGCAGCGCGACGGTGACGGCAGCGACTTAATGGAGGTGGAAACATGGCTGTGACGCTGGAAATGGCAATGCGCGAGTGTAACAACTTTTTTGAGCGCTGCAAGTACGCGGGAGAGATTCGCATAGCGGGCGGGAAAATCGTTCCTGATGTAGGCTCGCCCTATGTGTACATCAGCGGCAGCGCGCGGAACGACGGCGTTCACAGCCTTGTTTCTGGCGCAATGGAGGACGCGGACGGGAAGGAAACTTTCGACGGCACGTTGTGGTTTCTTTACCCGCCGCGCCCGTTTATCGAGATTGCAAAACAGTGCGCGGAGTACGAGACGAAAAACCCGACGGGGGCTTATACGTCGGAATCGTTCGGGCATTATAGCTATTCGCGGGCGACTGGCAGCAATGGCGTTGTGACGTGGCAAGCGGCATTCGCGGACAAGCTGCGACCGTATAGGCACATGTATACGGAGGTGGGCTGATGGCGTGGATTGACTTTGGCGAGGATGCTTGCATTGTTGACAAACGCACGGAATCCGACGGCATGGGCGGCGTGACTGTGTCGTGGACAGATGGAGCGTCTATCAAGGCTTGTTTTGTCCGCGAAAGCACCACGGAGGCGAAAATCGCGTATCAAAACGGCATCCGCGAGATTTTCACAATCGTCTTTTCTGATTTGCTAGAGCTTGCGCCAAATGACCGAGTAAAGCGCCTGTCCGACGGCAAGGTTTTCCGCATCACGTCCGATGCGCGGGACATGACAACGCCCAAGCAGAGCGATATGCACTTCCGAGAGGCGGACGCGGAGGTGGTGACTGCGTGATTGACTTGCAGCGGAAACTATACAAGTTTTGGAGCAGCTTCACCTACGAGGGCAAGCCCATCCCTGCATACATCGAGGACGCAGTGCCGGAGGAAGCGTCTTTTCCCTATTTTGCGTTTCAGGTGCAAGAGGGCGACGCCTTCGGAAAATCTGCAATGATTTGCACGCTGTGCTGTCAGGCAGAAAACGGAAGCAACGTAAACTTGCAGCGTGCGGCAATCCTTGACGAGGTTCGCCGCGCCATTCCGCCGGAGGGAACTGCAATCTATTGCGACGATGGATTTATCACGCTGTACCGCAACAATAGCAACTTTTTCCGCCTTGAAGTGGACACGACGCTCAAAAGCGTCTGCTATGGGCGGATTTACTACGAAATCGTGACTTACTACACCTAACAGGAGGTAACAAAATGACGACTGGTCTTCGGGCAAGCACATTTGAAAACTTGCAGCTCAATGCCGGGATGTTTCTTGCCAACTTTGACTATTCCACCGCCACGGACGCGGCGACGCTGGGCGCGCTGCTGAAAACGGAGCGCGAAAAGACAAGCGGCTCTGCGCTGATTGGCGCAACGCGCGGCGGCGGCACGTTCGTCTGCACGCCCAACACGCGCAGCATTGAGGCGGACGGCAAGCGAGAGGAATGGAAAGGCAGCAGCGTCAATGATGGCTGGACTATCAAGCTGACGACTACCCTGCTGGAAATCAATGCTACCAACCTTAAGCGTTCTTTCGGCACTGCCGACGTAACGGACACGGAGAAGAAGCACACAATTAAGATTCGCACCGACATCAAGGACGCGGACTATATTACGAGTCTCGTCTGGGTGGGCGACACCTCGAAGGGCTATGTGCTGATTGCCATCAAAAACGCGCTGAACACGGCGGGCGCAACGCTGACGTGGACGGACAAGGGCGAGGGTACTATCCCGGTGGAGTTTACAGCGCATCAGGATGGGCTGGAAACCGACGGATATGCACCTTGTGAGGTCATTTTCTTCGACCCCGCCGCCTAACAACACGCGGCAGGGTTCGCGCCCTGCCGCACTTTCGTGAATTTTGAGGAGGAAAACGCATGACTACCGCAACCGCATTTGAGCAGATGGCGAACGCCATTCCCTACATCGACAAGCTGGTAAATAGCAAGGAAATGAAAGCCTTTGTGGAAGAAAAGAGCAAGGGCGACGTTGTCGGGCGTGACATCCTGATGAAGATGCTGCCGATTTTGTACGCAAAGCATCCCAAGGAAACGATGGGCATTCTCGGCGCGATGCACGGCAAGACGGCGGAGGAAGTCGCAGAAATGGACTTCACCGAAACCGCCGCCATGATGGACAAGGACACGCTCGATTCGCTGTTTGCTTTTTTTACCTTTGCGCTTCGGCTGGGGTGCATCATGTAATCCCTGTGCTGTACAAGTACCGCCCGCAAAACGTTCACGCGCTGGGGGTGCTTCTGGCGCACGAAACGCAGGAGGAAGCAAAACGTTGCTACATGGCTAATATGGCGTGGATGACGGTGCTTGCAATTTCGTCGTTCGGCGGCGCGAATTTGGAAATCCCGTCATACAGCGACGTTTTCGGCGAAGAGAAGCACGCAACAAAGCAAAAAACAGCAGAGGAAATCTGCGACGACATTATAAACGGACTAATGGCGAGGGGAGGTGCAGAAGATGGCAGAAGCATTTGAGTTGTACGCAAGTTTCAAAATTGACACAAGCGGCTACACGCAGGAACTGAATAAAATCCGGCAGGAAATGCAGCAGTTTCAGCAGGAACTCAACAGCCTTGCTATTCATCCGACGTTTGACGGCGGACGTTTTCAAATGGAATTGCAGCAAGCACAGCAGCAGTCCACGAAAGCGACGGAAGAAATCCAGCGTTTGCAGCAGCAAATCCAGTCTTTGCAGCAAGCCGCAGACGGCGGTTCTGGCGATTCGGGCGGCGGTGTCCTTAGCGGATTTTTGAGCCAACTCGATGTGATTGGTGATATTGCAAGCGGACAGTTCCTTGCCAACATGGCAGTAAACGGCATCAATAGCATTATCGACGGCGTCACGGGTTCAATTAGCGAATCAATCGGACTTGCATCCGACCTTGTGGAGACGCAGAACGTTGTTGATGTGACGTTTGAGGATTCCGCGTCCACCATCAACAAGTGGGCGCAGGAGGCGCTGAACGCCTACGGCATCACGGAAACCAAGGCTAAACAGTATTCGTCCACGCTGGGCGCTATGCTGAAATCCATGGGCATAGCGGATGACCAAGTTCTCCAAATGTCTATGGATATGGCGGGGCTTGCGGCGGATATGGCGTCGTTCTACAACCTCGACCACGACACAGCATTTGAAAAAATCCGCTCCGGCATTTCCGGGGAAAACGAGCCCTTGAAGGCGCTTGGCATCAATATGTCCGTCGCAAACCTGAACGCCTTTGCCCTCGAAAAGGGCATGAACAAGGCGTTTGATAAAATGTCGCAGGCGGAACAAGCGACGTTGCGCTATCAGTATCTGCTTGAAGCCACGAAGGACGCGCAGGGTGACTTTGCGCGAACCGGGGACAGCTTCTCGAACGAGATGCGCAAGCTTCAAACGAACCTTGACCGCATCAAGACGGAGTTCGGCAAGGGGCTGCTGGGCGTTGTAACGCCCGCGATTTCGCTGCTGAATAACGTGCTATCGGATAAATCGTACCAGCAAACGGCAATCGAGAAAATCTATTCCGAACGCGACGAATCGCTATTTGATGCAGAAGTGGCATACCAGCGTTCGCTCACAATCGTTGACTCCATGCGGAGTATAGAGGATGAGAGTGGCGACGCGGTAAAATCCACGGAGGAATGGCGCGCTGCGCTGGAAGCCTTAAAAGACGTTATGCCGGGGTTGTCACAGTACGTCGACCTTACAACGGATGCAATTATCGGCAACGATGAAGCCATCCAGAATTACGTTGACACATTGCATGGTGTAACGAAATACAACAGCTACGACCAAGCGGTATCCGATGCGCAGAAAAGGTATGATGATTTGCAGACGCAAATCGCGGAGACAGAAGCGGATATTGCCAAAAGGGAATTGCTCATTCAAAGCAGCGACGAACTACAAGCCCTATACGACAAGCGCGTAGAAGACGCATGGCGTACATACGCACAACGATATGGATACGAGCCTGACTACCAGACGGCGCGCAAAATGTCAGCAAGCGATATGCGAAGTTATGCCTATGCTGTTGGCAAGGAAAATCCGTACGGCAATGGGTTAGGGCTTGCATTAGGGCTTAACGCTGAGCAGGTTTACTATTTCGACCTTTTTAGGAACGCACAGAACGCCGCGAAAGACCCGCTTGCACAGGAAAAAGCGGAGCTTGAAAGCGAAAAGGAAGAACTTGCAGAGCTTGTTCCGCAAGCTGAAGCAGCGGCAGTCGCGCTGGACGATGTAAAGAAAAGCCGGGAGGAATATGTAAATAGCCCGGAAGGGCGCAAGGCAAAACTAAATTCA